CCCGAAGGGGTTCGGACGGGGAAACATCCGACCGAAGGTCGGTGAACGGCGGGGGAGAAAAGAGGGGGTAGGGGGAGTCGGGAACCGTTACCGGCGTACCTCATTTAATCCCCCCATTTAATTTAGCTCAACAAATATATTTATAAAATATGGAATATCCAGCATTAGAGAAGTTCATAGACGGAATGGGTATGGAGGTCAAAATAGAAACAAGACCCATAATGTTATTTGCCAATCCAAGAAAATTGTTTGACGCTCCGAGAGTTCCACGAATTTGTGTAGAAATTACTGTAGATTATTTAGGGGAATTACAATATGGGCAGGTTCACTGTTATATTTTAGACGAAGGGAAATTACGATATAGAGAAGGGGACCGAAGCATGAAAATATCTGATGGGGTATTAGCATATCTCGGTGATAACGATAAGGTAGATGAGTATTTTGACCAACTAGCCCGAAAAAAAGCTTTAGAGAGATTACGTGAGTTAAAATATTAACCGAAGTATTTTACAAATTCTCTTTTTACATCATCATCAAGAGAATCCCACCAATCTTGATTTTCAATATCCCCCAAGAAATACCAATCCTCATCAAGTCTCCCATTCGGATAAACGGTATAATTAATTCCCGTATTTTTAGAGGTGACGTTCCCCATGTTATCTCTGATAAACGAGGGTAAATCTGCATTACGTTCCGAGGTTTTATCATTAGATGATTCCCTATAATAGTTTTCAATATCATAGGGGGTAAAACGGTCAAGAGAAAATGTTCTTTCCACTGTTTTACGGGGGGAAGTATCCTCATCGTTATAAATGCCCGAATAATCCAATGATTCACTAATAAGGTGTCTAATAAGACGAGATACAAACCAATACCTATCTTCGTTCCACCCATTTTCATCAGGATTCTTTAATACCAATTTATTTGGGATAGATAATAACTCAAATGACCATTTATCATAACGGTCATTACTATCCAAATTAATCTTAAGATTCAAATCAACACCCCATTCCTTTTTAGCCTTGGGTAGAAAAATAGAATTGAATATTCTATTTACAATATGTTCTTTCCTATTTGAATCCATATAGATAAATATGGGGGGTATAATAAACTATCTCAATGTTCCTTGAAATAGGATATTAACCACTACACCTTCCCTACCTTACCAATTTGAAAATCTGTGTTAACGAATTCCTTTTGCAGATAATCCATCATCTCTTCCATTACCTCTGAGTCGTTCTCACATGAACGAATACATAAGGCAAGTCCCCCACTTAAGATACGAGCCATATCTTGATTGGTTAATTGTTCTTGGGATAAAGGTTGAAGAACCTGAATGGAAGTTCTCCCCTCCTCCACGAATTCAACATCAACAATGACTCTAAGTTTTTCCATAGGACAAAGATAAAAAACAAAATTCAAATTCTCAAATATTCCCGTTCAGGAGTATTGGGTATATTACACCCCCACCTTAACCCATTTATTCCCGATAAGGAATATTCCCATTTTTCAAAAATTTTTCCGGAAATTCCAGAATGGATATTGAGTCCCTTTTCAAAAGGGGGGTCGTGTTTTACAAAGTGTAAAATGAAATCCCCGCAAAGTGTAAAATGAAAGACAATCTGTTTTAGTTAATCGGTCCTCTATTGGGATTAATTCTAATGGGATTACCCTTATAATGAAAGTCTTCGGAATCAAACTCAATGTTTCTTACTTTAATAAAAAAGTTATCCTCAATAAATGAATAAATTGTTCTGGCTATTTCAAGCTCTCTATTCTTATCAAGCTGATTATTAACATACACATAGACATTGTATATCTTGGGAAGAGGGGGGTCCCCAAGAATATTCATCTTTGTTATAACAATATCCTGAATTTCACGATATATGGGATTAAACAACCTTGTGGTGGTTTTATTAATATAGGAAATATTTTCATCACTAAGAATCCTATCAAACTGATTTTCTGTTATAATGTATTTCATGATTAATAAAATGTTTTTACCGTCATATATTTTAATAAATCATACTTGTCAATTATCTGTTTGAAGATTTGTTGTCTGTATCTCTTACCTAATGTGTTTCGTTTGGTAATATAACCATAACCAAACCCTGAATCACCACTTGAACCAACAACTCTATAATACTTTTGGTTATGAAGTCTTATTGGTTCTAAGTTAGCTGTGAATGCATATGGTATATCATTCTTGGAGCCATATACAAATTTACCTAAGGTTTTTGGTCTTGAAAAAGTTGATGGTGAAAAATTAACATTTTCAAGTCCAAGTTTGTTAACTAAAGCCTCATGTAAATATAAATTCATTCCGTCTGTTGACATGTAAGCAATTGGTGTTGTTGTCTCTTCACTGAACTTTATTAGGTCTCCATTATAACCCAATTCAATAACACGGTCAATTCCCCCCATGATTTCTGAAACCTCAGTCAACCCAATATCCTGAACCAACCTACGTACAGTCTTCCCCTTGGAAGGTTCCTCCTCAGGAATATCATTTAATTGTTGCTCTGTAATAATATATTTCATATTTCTTAATCTGCACCAAAGTCAGAATAAACACCACTGAGAGTGATACCCAATTTATTTTCAATCCATTTTCCGATAACATCTAAAGACTCCCCAGGAGTTAAAGAGAATACATCACAAATATCCTGAGCAAAATCAGAATTAATATAACAATCCATATCTACTTTAAAAACTACAATAATACGACTTGATTGATAATCTCTCATTGTGTCTGACATAACAGGAGTACCATGAAATTCATAAGTGTTACTACCATCAATTAGTTCCAAATCCACACTATCAAGATACCTGAATACAATCTTTTCAAACTGTGATTCTTTAATGAGAAATTTCATATACAATAAGTAGTCCAAAAAGGTTCATTTTTTTCCCAAAAATTTTTTTGCTACACTTTTGGTATTGTAGGGGTAAACTGACACTTTGACAGGGGTATATGGGGGGGATACGGGGGGAGGGGGGGTCATATAGGGGGTAGCCCCCATCCCCAACAAGGGGGGACAACATGTCATAGTGACAGGTCCCCCCCTGTGAGCCCTACTCCTTATCTTTGCCCGATATACTATACACTATGAGTCCCCCGAAGATGAGGACCACAACTGCTGAGATGACCAAGACTTGTTCCATAGTTTATCTTATTAACACTACAAATATACAACACATATATGACACCACCAAACATGGGGGGAAAAATAATTGTTTATTTAACGGGGGGGTTAGATGACCCACCCTCTTACCACCCCAAAGGTACCACAAACTTTTTACATATACAAGGGGTGTTCATAACTTATATGTCAGATATATTTTGTATCTTAGCAGCATGAATCTTGATTACCCCATCAGTAAGTTAGACAACAGGACCCTCAATAGGATTATGAATATCTGTTTGGATTGGGGGACCGAGAACCTTCACCCCCCATTTGGTGGGATGGTTCCTCAGTGTCATATAGATAGTAAGACAATTGATGACTCAGCATCACACTATGACTATGACAATCTGTTCATTGTCTTTCAGACCAAACAGATTGGAACCCTTAGGGATTTCCTGAAGTGTTTCCTTCATGAGTGGTACCACTCCACTCAGGAGAAGGAAGTATATTGGTCTCTTGATAGTCTCCATGGGTATCGTAAGAACCCCCATGAAATAGATGCTCGTAGGTATGAGAAGATGTATGTTCATCTGTACCCCCATCTAATTGAGAGATTAGGTGAGTCAGTCCCCTCAGCAGACCGACGGGAGTTATGGTGGGGAAGTCTTCGTACAAGTCTTTTTGGAGTGTAGCATCCACACAGGTATACTTGTTCATTGAGATAGGTTTGTTTGTAAACCCCCTCTTAACAAGTTCATAGTATAGTATCCCATAGAATTTCCCCCCATTAGAATAGAGTTCCACCCTATACCTGTCATCCATCTTCTCTATCTTGGGGGTAAGGTACAGTTTATCCACGTTAAGGAACATATAAAATGTTCATAACTTGTAAAGGATAAATGGTCCCTGACATACTGTCAGGGGTGAAAATTGTTGATAACTTATCCCCATTTTATTTGGAAATGTCAAAATGTCAGGGGGGTTTCAAACCCCACACAATCTCTTTCCCCCCTTTTGGGGTAATACTATCTTAACACTTTCCCCCACTTTCTACCACCAAATGGTTCTGACGCTATGACCAGCCTAAAAAAAGTGGTCTTCCTGATAGTGTGAGGACCATATTTTTAGGTGTTACAAAATCCAGCTAAAAAGGTATGTTAAGGTATAGAGCGTGGGGAGAGACGTAGTCTCCTTCAAGGAGAACCCGTAAGGGTCATTATATGGTCTACTCAATGGTGTATAATCCCCCCATATTATGACACATAGTCAGGTGTGGTAGAAAGTGGGATATAGTATCATCATCTCATTTGTCCCGTAGGGTTTGTCTGCAAAATGATGTGGGTTAAAGAATTCACTATACCATTAGTTAGGGATGTCTCGTATGATAGGGACGTAGTCCCTTAACTGCAGACATCCCCTCACTGTGGTATACACTATCACCTATACTATGTGTCATTCGTTAGGTGGGGGAACCTGAAATGGGGGGGATTATACCGAACGGTATTATACTTAAAGGTATAAAATTATCTTATGGTATTATACGTAAAGGTGTAAAACTATCCTTTAGTAATACGATAGTTTCTAAAAAATCAAATAGGTCATTTACATATTTCATATACTCAGGGTCTCTCATACTACCATCTATAAGTTCTATTCTCTTAGGGTCTTCTAAATACCATTGTGCAAGTTTGATTGAGCTAACCTTAGTATCATATGCATCACCGAACTCATGGTCATCATTATACCATCCTGTTTGGATTTTTTGTTTAGTAAACTCTATAGAGAAACTTAGATTTGAACCATCACTGTAATGTTCAGGAGCATAGTGAATGTATACACCATTTTCTTCTAATGTCTTATATGTGTTTAATGTTACATTTGATATATGTTCCATAATCTGTCTTGTTAGATGACCTGCAGTTTTATAACCATCTAAGTTCCATTTTATAATAAGATGTTCTATCGTTGAGTATAATTCTTTATCCATAGTAGTAATGATAATATATTCCCCCCGTTTAATCAAATGAGGTTGTGGATTACGATAGTTTATAAGGATAGATTTTTTGCATAAAGTAGTATTTTTCACTACCTTTTGCATAATATTACTCTTAAGGTATATCCCTTAATTTGTGGTAATAATTAGTCCATTGATTATGTTGTAGATTTTTATTTGTCTATCAAATTCTGCATCTTTAATGGAGAAGTACTCTAATAGTTCAGGCATAATAACATCATTCATATAGTGGTAATCAAACATTTGATTTGTTTCCCAAAATTCGTTATCCCAATAGTCATCCTCTGTTACAGTATTTGGTAGATTGGTATCTATGATTATATCATAATCAGGATATTCGTTAGTATATTTTTTTACTATCTCTATATTTGTTATCTGTGGATATATTGTTGGAAGTACTTCATTGAATAGTTTTTCCACCCCCGATATTTTTCTGTCTATGTTATTCATCCCGACTTATTTGATTATAAATATATGTTGTATGAAATGATACGCAAATATACGTAAATATACGATAGGTGATACGATTGGTTTATAGTCCGCACTTACTATAAACAAGTAATGGATAATCAGTGAATGAACGAATAAATGGTGTGTGAGGGTTTACCCGAACCTCACCTTTATGAGTGAGTGAACTGTATTGTCCATTACCCTATATTAGTTAGGTGACTTTAATCCTTCCACACTAATGTATTGTGGATATAGATTATCATATAGAGTTGTTATTTCATCTCTGTAATTTATACTCATGAATTCATTCTTGCCAGGTAATGTAAGATTGGTAATAATCTTATATTCTTTTGTATGTTCTTTTATATCTTTCTCGAAATCCACCGCTCCTTTGGCTTGGAGTTTATTCTCCCTTATGATTTCCACAATCTCTATAGTATCTCTACCTGAATATCTATTCTCAGAGAATCTACCGTTAACATCATTCTTAGTGTAACCAATCTTTAACATATCTTCACCACCTACTCTCATGTGTACAAGATATACTGTGTGTTCACCAAAACATGTATCTATACGATTATACAGATAATCTATTATCTTAGGGTACGTTGAGATAATATTATTAATCACCCCCACTTTTGTTTCAGTATCTCCCGTCTTGGATTTTAAATAGTCATCGTATAACCCCATACCTAAAATATAGGTGGTAAATGTTAAATAAAAAACCCCCACTTATTAGTGAGGGTTTATTTAATTTCTGTTGTGAGTAAATCGTCTACGTCTTTTAAAGGAAGAGTATAGGGTATTCTAATTAACTTGATGTTGTTGCGTTTTGCATATTCATTTTTGATGGTGTCATACATTTGTTGTTTTTTTAAACTGTCATCTCCACCCCATATATTTACGGGTTTAAAATGGTGTCTACCATCATACTCAATGAATATATTATAATCGGGTAAATAAAAATCAAACGATAAAGTTCTACAGAAACCTCTACAATCATTAAATCTTTTCCATCTAATATAGGTAATATTTCTGTTATCCAAAATGTTTGCAACATACTTCTCTCCTTTTGATTCTAAACACGTTGGACAACCTTGACCTGATAAATGGTTACCAGGTTTTTGAAGAAAATCACCGTGTTTAGGACAAGTTATATTAACAAGTGTGTGCGCATCCTTATAATCAACATCATCGTAGGTGTACTTATCCCCGTGAACTTGGCGAGCCTTTTCGATGAACTCATCAGTATTATAACGACGGCTTTCACGGAAACACTTTGGACACCCAGCACCTTGTAAATGGTTTCCAGATAATTGAGGAAAATCACCGTGTTTTGGACAAGTTATAATAACATCTTGTTTATTGGTCTTGTAATCAACTTTATCGTAGGTGTACTTATCTCCGTGAACTTTTTTTGCTCTTTCAATAAACTCATCGGTATTAAAACGATGGTTTTCAAGGTAACAATCTCTACAACCTCTACCTGATAAATGATGACTAGCTCGTATAGAAAAATCACCGTGTTTTGGACAAGTTATATTAACGAATGCTCCAGCGCCATTGTAATCAACATTATCGTAGGTGTACTTATCCCCGTGAACTTGGCGAGCCTTTTCGATGAACTCATCAGTATTACTCTTAGACCCTCTAGCAAATTCATTAATCAATGTTTGTTCACGCAAAATACGCCTAATTAAATCCCTCATAATAGTATAAATACAACAAAACCCCCACTTTTATGTGAGGGTCTATTTTATTGTTTGTTAAAGGTTAGTGTTATATCACCTCCACTTTCAAATTCGTTCCACTGTAAGAGAGTTTCTCCCCCGTTTGATGTCTGATTCCATGTCTTACCGTTTGCGTCAGCCACCATCTCTATAGATTGGTCACCGTCCGCCATCCATCCACGGTCCACATATACTCCCGCCTCAGGACCGAATGAAAGGTTACCTTGCATATACCATACATTCTCCTGAACCCAAAATAAAAGACTCTTGGTGTTGTGTACCTCAGTTGATGACCATGATACTTGTGAGTTCGGTCCTATTGTTTGATTGCCAGGTCCAACACCATTAATAGTTAAATTGTATTCGGTGTTATTATTGATTGTAATGTTTGCTTGCCACATATGAATTTGTTTATTAATAAATATGAAAAACCCCCACTTATTAGTGAGGGTCTCTTAATTACTTTAATTTCTCCATACAATCATAGTAATTGTATAGGTCTCGGGAATCACCATCCCCCATAATATATCTATTCATGCTCTCAGATGCTTCCAACTCTATCTCCCGTCTTTCTTCAGGAGTCAAAAGTTTAATTTCATTTATAGCGTTTTCCAAAATTTCAGTAGTTGTATTCATCATATTACAAAGTAACAATAAATAATTGATATTACCAAATAATAACCCCCCACTTTTATGTGAGTGGATTTACAGATTATCCCTAATTATTTTACATGGATTACCATAAGCTACCACATTGTCAGGAATATCTTTAGTGACAACTGAACCTGCACCTATTATAGTATTGTTACCTATTTTAACCCCATTAATAATATTACTCCCCATCCCTATCGTTGTTCCTTCACCCACCGTTACATTTCCCGCAATGTTTGTGCCAGGATTAATTGAAGAGTATTTACCAATTGTAACGTGATGACCTATAGAAACACTACGGTTTATTGAAACATAATCTTTTATACAAGTGTGTGCCGCAATGGTTACTAAAGAATTAATAAGTAACCCCTTACCTAATTCTACCGTCTCAGATTTAATAAGACCATGGTGAATAATATTAACTAATTTATTTTCGTTTATATTATACTTCTCAACCAAAATTCTTTTTAATTTTGGCTGATACACTCCCAAACAAATGTGTTCGTAATCGTTAAAATCCACATCGGGAAGTAATGAGATTTTATATTCAGGATGAGAAATATTATTAACAACTTCTAAATTCAGATTGTTGTAGACATCTATTGTGAGTAAATCATGGTTGGAATATAAATTGTCAACTATCATCGTGATGACATTATCACCCTTACCTACTATTAATAATTTTGTTTCCATAACCCATTTTTCTTAATTCCGTAGATGCATAATGTTCCATGTCAAATTCATCCATCAATCTGTGAGCTCTTTTTAATAACATCATGTTGGTAGTTTTTTCCTTACCCCTATAATATAAATTATCTTCCAAACCTATTCTGATTCCATCAAAATCCAATAACCCATATGTTATACTCTTTAACTGTTGTGAACCTATCCCACCCAAACATGTAAATGAGTTCGTTGGTATGTTATTTTTAATTGTTGATAACGTACCAAATTCACATTGACCATTATAGATATTCCCCAAAATCATATTGATGTGGTGTGGAGATTTTAATATGTTCTTTGAAATAAGATAGTTTGTATAATTTAACATACCTGTGTCAAAACATTCTATCTCAGGTTGTACCCCGTATTTGTCCATCTCATTAATTAAAGACAATATCATCTCAGGTTGGTTAACCGATGTTCCTGATTGGAAGTTTAATGATGACATTGTTAATGAACCCATGTCAGGATATAACTGTAGAACCTCCGCTCTTTGTGATAGTTCAGGGAAATTCCTACCTGTTAATGAAACACAAATCAATAACTCAGGACAATACTTCTTTATCCCCTCTATTATCTTCTGATATACTTCCTTCTTGTATGTATTTTCTAACGTAACCTCATCCCTTGCATGAAGATGAACAATAGATATACCAATTTCATTCGCACCTATTACCTCATCCACAATTTCACTTGGAGTCAATGGAGCAAACGAATTAATCCTCGTTGTCTGAGTACCTGTTGGAGTAAAATTAATTATTTTCTTCATAAATTAGGTGAGATTTTAATTTAAAAATCTCTTTGAAAGTATCATCAAAATGTTTTTCGTATATTATTTTTTCTGAATTATCAATTCTGATGGTTTTTACCTCATCCATAGGATACAAATTTTCAATATACCAATGGTTAGGTTTTACATTCAAGGTATGCACTTCGGAATTATTTATAATAACAATTACAGTTTCCTCTTCAATTTTTTGTGAATTGTAGAAAAGTTTGATTTTGTTGTCTTTTTTATCATAAAAAAGAGTATAATGTAAATTTCTCTCGTAAAAATGTTCTCCCTTTTTGAAAAAACCATTGAGTTCAGATTCTTTTCTAAACAAAACATTTGTGTGATTTTTGAACTCTGTTTTGGTAATATATTCCAAATTTACATTCTGTCCAAAATCTCTCATCCTTTTTTCAATCTCATCACGATTATAATCGGTGAACAATCGTGGTAATTTGTCAACCCTTACAGACTTTAAAGACCCAAACATAAACCCATCACTGTCACCAGTTGTTGTGTAAAGAATTGAGTCATAATTTTCTAATAACTCATTGTGTTGTTTTAAAATTTCTAAATCAAGGACCTCACAATCATACTCAATGTGATGTATATTTTTATATCCAAAATTGATTGCAATTTGTGATGCGATTGAAAACATTCTGTAGATTGCAAACCCATAAAAGTTTTTTATGAAAAAAATGGATTTTATGATTTTGTCACCAAAAGAAAAAAAGAAACCAGGAGGTAATAAATCTACGTCCTCAGAAGTATCATTCAAATAGTCGTAGAAATAAAAATTACATTTTTTTTGAATATGAAAAGGAATATGAGTGTGAGATAATAAGGCAATGTGATATCCACTTTTTGAAACAGAATCAATACACCTCTCAAGAGCTCTTTCTTGTTCTTCCGATGGACAATGAGCCGTTATAAAAATCAAATCTTTCATTCAATAAAAAATAACAAAATAAAAAATTCTGTAAATAAAAAACCCCCACTTTATGTGAGGGTCTTTTTTTAGATGGTGTATTCATCAACTAACTCAACAATAGAACGTAAGGTTGGTTTAACCAAAACATGGTCTTTTTGAGAGTGACCACCTAAACGAATCAGGTTGTCAAAAAGTTTTTGGTTAGTCTCATACATACCCATCAAACCATACTTCTTGAGGGGTTTATCAACATTACCGTAATCTTCTTTCTCCATAGTTCTCATAGTTACTGTTGAGATAACTTTAGACAACAACTCCATGTAATTATACATACTATCGTAAATAGTCTCGCCACTCATGTACTTGGACGATTTGTTGTTTTCTTTAAGATACATCCAAAATTCCATAAGTGAAAGAATAAACAAACGTTGCATCACAGCTTTTTGACCTACACCAACCATCTCACGAGCCAGTTCCACTTTACGAACATTATTGTTTTTATCACCAAACTTACCACTAAAAACCTTACCCAAACGGGTTCTCATAAAGTCGATGAAACCGAAAGCATTTGGTTGAACAGGAATCTCATCATCATAAACAGCATCGAGTAAGTTTTCAGCCACTTTTTGGATACCAAGACCCCACTTAACTTTTTCATCAAAACCTAACATGGAACGTACCAACAGGTCGTTAAAGGTTCGTGTCACTTCTTCGTCATTGGTTGAACCATCCTCTTCCAAGTTGTATCCAAATGCACTCATGATAGCTGGGTAAGTCTCAACATATCCACGGGACTTGATGTTATACTCATCTCGAGAACCCCAAATCTGATGGATGGGTTGTACAGGTTTTTGTTGTAAGTTCAACTTGTTAAATTTACTCCTAACCATCTCAATAACTTTAGTCTCATCGTAGTCTTCAGAGTTGTAAGTCAACGTAATATCGTCTTCGATACACTTGAACACTATCTTACTAATTACTTTGAGGTCAAAGGTTAGTTTTTTTATCTCTTTTCTTACATTATGCGGTAAGTTTTCAAATTTTACCACCGGTACGTTTTTGTTGGTTCCAATCGCTTTCAAGAGTTTATTACATTCAAGTTGTAAACTCTCATCGACTTTTTGTTGGTGCCCTCGGATAATTTCGGGAAGATAGTAAGCCCAAAATTTAGCCGCTTGTTGACCAGAAAGTGTCAATTTACTATTTATAAACTTACGGATAATATCAACTCGTTGACCACCATCTACAAGCTCTTGTTGATAACGGTTTTCAGGTTGATAAAGTACGATAGTTCCAACTCGTTCTCCACACAAAAAGTCAAGAAGAATTCCTTTTTGAACTTTAGGCGAGTGTTGGCCCGCAGGACGTTGATATGCAGGTTTCGGATTTACAAGACCATCTGACTTATAGTCATCAATGATAGTAGTCACTGATACTTCTTTACCAGCATCTTCTTTGATATACACAAGATAGTGTTTACCAGTCACCTCACCTTTAAACAAAGGTTGAGTAGTAGAGTCGACTAAACGTCTTTTAGCGTCAGCGACTAATTGGTTGTCTTGGTTCTTTTGACCGTGACCTTCACTTCCTGTGAGGGTGGGTGCTCCCGATGATACCATATCGGTTTCATGTAATGAATTTTGGTTCATTGTAAAAAAAGTGTCGTCCGAATTGTGATTAATAGAGTGTCTGTGATAGAAGCTCGGACATTTACTCCCACATCGACACTACAAATATAAAACAGATTTTTGAATTACCAAACGATTTTAAAACTTTTTTTAAAATAAAAAACCCCCACTTAATTAGTGAGGGTCTATTTTACAGATTCATTTCCGTTTGAATCGTTCCTAACCTTCGGTCACAAATATCTACATACTCTTCATTTATCTCAGAACCAATCCATAGTCTATTCAACAACATCGCACCTTTTGCGGTGGTTCCACTTCCCATAAATGGGTCGTAAATAATATCCCCCTCGTTTGTCCAAGATGTAATATGGTCCTTAACCAAATCAATCGGGAAGATAGCGGGGTGTTCATATGCAACCTCATCTTCTTGTCCATTCTTAGAAGTTTTATACGTCCAAACATTATATCTTTGTCCATACTCCTCAATCATCTTCTTGGTATTCTCCTTCATGGAACCATCTTTTTGTCTGACAGTGTTTTTACCCCACGAACCTACCTGTCCACCATATACATTCTTCCTGTCTTTGATTGGATTGAATACCTCAGGTTTACCTTTAGATAAAACAAACATATACTCAAATATCTGATGATATCTTGTGTTTGATGGATTGGCAAAGTTGTTCTTCATATAAATCATTGTGTCGTGAATATTGAACCCAATTTCTTTAAAGAATAACGCCTGTCTGAATGATGTTCCTGTTTCAGAACCATTGTGTGTTGCATCTCCTACAACCCATACAACAACCCCACCTTTTTTGGTTACTCTGTATAACTCACGAGCAATGTTCTCAAAGTCAAATGAGTATCCATTGTAATCAGTGGTTAAACCTTTTATCTTATTGTTATACGTTCTAAGGTCATCATACGGAGGTGATGTGACAGTCAGAGAAACAAAATTGTCTGGCATTCTTTTCATCGTGTCCAAACAATCTTCCAAATAAATTCTATTAACTTCCATACAGTAAATATAAGATTTTTTAAATACAAAGTATATTATTTATTACGCCTGTTTAAAAATTCATAAATTTTTTCCGCACTCATTTTTTTATTCTTACCTAATTTTCCATTTTTTTCTAACAAGACAATTTCATCTTTAGTTATTTCATGAAAAATTAGGTTTTCAATATCTCTAAAATCGACAGCAACATAAATGTCTAAACTATTTAATTTTTCTTTAAACCCTTCTTCAGTAACCACCCTACCATATCCAACCTCCTTAGATGATGCAAAAGAAATACCATTTTTACTTATGGACCTAACTTCTTCTCTACCATTCATAACATCACTAACATCATATGGACTCGACTCAGATGACGCTCGAGTGGAACCTCTTACTTCTTCTCGAATAAATTCCGAAAGTCTACCAATGATTCTACCATCATTTAAAAATTTTTTTACCGCATCAACACTGATGTTGAAACCTTCAGCAATTTTTTCAAGGTTAATTTGGTGTTCCATATTACTCATAATGCAAAGTAAAACAAAAAATTTGACACTACCAAATAAAAAACCCCCACTTTTGGTGGAGGGCTTTATGATTTTGATTTAAATGGGAATTACATCATCCCGATTGAGTTAATCACATCTCCCTGTCTGATTTGGTCAAGGACATCAAGACCTTCCACCACTTTACCAAAACAAGTGTGGTTATTATCCAAATGCTGTGTACCTTGTCGGTTGTGACAGATAAAGAACTGTGAACCACCTGTGTTACGTCCCGCATGTGCCATAGACAATACACCTCTGTCGTGGTATTGTTTTGGTGCGGTTACCTCACACTGAATGGTGTAGCCAGGACCACCGTTACCCATACCGTTAGGACATCCACCCTGAACAACAAAGTTTGGAATTACTCTGTGGAAGTTTAATCCATCATAAAACTTCTTCTCAATTAAACTTTTGAAGTTACCTGTGGTAATTGGCGTTTCATCGTCATACAATTCTGCAATCATATCACCCTTGCTTGTTGAAATTTTTACTCTACTCATGTGTTATATTTTTGATAAACATAAACAATCTGTGGTGATGTATCAACACATTATTAATGGGTATGTCAAACAAATTGTGATTTTTACGGTATTTATTTACATGGGTAAATTTATATTACAAGAATCCGAAAAAGAACAAATCAGAAGAATGTATGGGTTGGTTAATGAACAAACACAATCTCCTGAAGATAACCAAGAATTTCTTGATTGGGCTAAAAATGCTACAGTAATGCCATTTATAGCACCAAACCCATATAGTAATGGGGATTTAAAACTTGGTGTTCAAATCAAAGGTAATGATGGAGAAACCATATCTTCAATGGATTTAAGAAATCCAAATCAATCACAAGTTATTAATCTCATTGAAAGATTGGATGTAACAACTGAAGATGGTAAACTTGTTTATCGTTTTGGTACAGATAATGGTCAACTTTTTAACGCCTCAACATTTAAAGCAAACTATGAGGTTATTGATAATTCATATGTTGTATATTCTATAGTTGATGAAAATTCTGATATGATTCAAAAACTAAAACAATTTACCAAACCAGGTAAAATAAATAAATTTATTGTTACTGTTACACCAAGACTATCAAGTGATTTATTAAAAACAGGTTCAAAATTATTTACAACCAAACCCAACATATTAATTGTACAATAAAAAATCCCATCATTGATTACATTCTAAATATGTGTTCTTTGAACTTTTCATAATGGATAAATATATTAATTTATTTCAAAATTGTTTGTCCCATCAGGTTTAACAAAATATTTATCTATCACCTTTTTATTATCTAAGACATCGGATAAACTTACATAGTCTTTATTTTTATCACCCCATGTTGTTTTCATTAAAACCACATCTGAGTGGGGTATAACAATTGCACCAACATCATCCATATCTGACTTAAGAAATGCGTATCTTCTGTGATTTCCATCAACCACAATATACTTAGTCCTGTCATATGGATGTTGTATTACTTTGATTGGTGGTAACTCTTCACCATCATTGATGGATTTAACCATATTTTTAATATTATCACTTGTTTCCATGTATGATATATCTTTGAATGGCTCGTTTGGTAATGTGTCACTTACTCGTATCTTCTGAATTGCTCCAACATATTTGTCTGCATATTCACTTCCCCCACCATCAGAGAATATTTCTACAGGTTGATTGGTGATTACCTCTTCATTGATAACTCCCATCATTTCTTTGATTCTATGTATATTTTCTTGTAAGTTCATCGTCTCAAATAATTGTTGATTTTATCTTGAACTTCAGGGTCATCACCCGTGTAAATGATGTCTATAAGATAACGATGTAATGGATATATTTCATTAGTCATCACACGTTCTTCCAATTCATTATTCTTTTTATGATATTCGTAGTCAGGTTCAATCCCTGCATAGTTGAACGATTCAACTTTATATTTTGTTCTTAATTTGTTTCTATCTACAACAAATGTCATATTTGAATCTTCCAATGGTGATTCCAATCCTATACCTATTGTGTGACCTGGGTCCCAATTCTTATCTCTTGTAAATGAAATGGCGTTTTGATGTTTTGTTTTGGCCATTCTTTTATCATATTGAAGGTAATCTCCTGATGGTATTGAACCCGCCCTTAACGCATCACTATTGATTATATCTAATCCCCTGTTTGTTGAAGTCTTGTGATATAACGGAACTCCTTTGATGTCATCAAACACTTCGTTTAATCCCATCACCTCCTTAATCCTATTTATGTTTTCAAACAAATTCATAAACAATAAATATTTTAATCTTTTGTAATTAGTTCAGATATCTCCTTTAACACAACGTTCATTTGTGAAATACCATCAAATAAAGCAACATAGATGTTTGGATTATTTGGAACATAATAAAACTTTTTTATAGTCCACATTTTGTTGTTGTAAGTAATCTCTTTACCTATGATTGGGAATGCATCTCTCATAAAAGGTAAATACTATCATCACAAATAATAATTTGAAGATATTTATAAATAAAACAAGCCCCCTGTTTCAGGGCATTTAGGACCGTTACCGTTTCGGTAACAAAAAAAAGGGGAATTCGCTACTCCCCTTTTATTTTTACCAATAACCCACGTCTTGTCTAAAAAAGTTTGGATTCCGTCTGTTAACATATGATTTGATTAACAACCGAATCATACCTGTATAACCCATCTTCCTGAATCTTCTATCGTCCTGACCAACGTAGTGATTTAAAATTTTAAATTCTCTTACTCTGTATTTTTTTGACAAACAATAATCTTCAGAGTGTTGAAGGGTTTCATCAAATTGTCCGTAATGCATAAATGATTTCTTTGTAGTTAAAAAGAATGTACCAACCGCGAATGGTGTCTTCTTACTCACAAAGTGATTTACCACATTGAAGAGTTTAAATGCAAGTTTGCTTCTAAGTGATTTACTAACCGATTTTACCTTACAAGTTACAAGTTGTACCTTACTGTCTTTCAGTGTTAAAAGTGCATCAGATATTTGAGTATCACTTAAAAGTATTGAGTCAGCATCCAAGAATAAAATGTAAGGTGTTTTACTCAGATTGGCACCTACGTTCCTACCAAGAGCAACCTTCCCCCCATTTTGTATCTCAATCTTTAACACATCCTTTAACTCCTCTTTACATCTTTTGATAACCTCTTGTGTTCCGTCAGTTGATTTACCATCACTGACAATAACTCTTGTTCCTTTGATACCCACTTGTTTACCAATGTTCATCAAAGTTTTTCCTATGTAATTCACCTCGTTGTAACACGGAATTACAATTGTCAATTCATCACTAATATTTGTGTACTTCATATTGCCCATCTTTTAATGTAATATATGATTTGTTCTCAATCCAATCACCACAATTTAAATATCTAACCCCATCAACCATCTTGTCTTCAGGTGTGTGGATGTGCCCACATATAACCGTATGACAGTATCTTCTTTTAGCTTGGAACACAAGTTGATTCTCAAATGATGTGATAAACTTTACCGCCTCTTTAACTCTGTCTTTTAAGAATTTGGACAAAGACCTTTTAACCCCCAAAGACTTTAGTTTTCTGTCAATGTAAATCGCCGAGTCATATCCAATTGAACCTAACATAGCCAACCACTTTAATTTAACCACACCGTCATATAAGTCACCGTGTGTAATCCAAGTACCTTTATATTCATATTCATTATGAATTTCAATGTTACCCAACTCCAAGAATGGGAACTCCCTCAAAAACTCATCATGGTTTCCCGTAATGTAAATTACCTTGGTACCGTTCTTTGAGTAAGATAGAATCTTTCTAATTACATTGGTGTATGATTGTGTCCAATAAAATCTTTTCTTGAGTAACCAACCATCTATTATATCACCAACTAAAAACAAATGCTCAGGGTTGTACATCTTCAATACTTCTAACAGTTTTTCGGACTCAACCCCACGGGCACCTAAGTGAACGTCCGAAATAAATAATGCTTCTATTTTCATCACCTATAATTAGGTTAAATTATGTTGTTATGATGGTTTTATGTATTATCAAAACTTTAATATTAACTATAGGAAAGTATTTATAATCATGAAGTATATTATCTCAGAATCACAATATAAAAGATTCAATGAAAATATTGATATTGAATCTAATATTATTGGCCAGCCAACAGAGGAAGTTTTAACCGTTGCCGATTTTCTGAATCGTTACGATATTGTTGAGCCAGGAAGAATGTTAATTGAAGACCAAGCAATTCAAGTCTTTGGATTTGAAGGAAAAGATTTCAAATTCTTTGATGATGAATTCTTAATCTTTATTGTCTACCCAAGTAAAGGTGACATTTGGATTAACGTTGAATGGGTTGAAGATGATACCATTAATCCCGAACAATTAAGTGAAGTCATTGATTATGTGAAACAACTCGCAGGTAATTATTCCATGTTTTATTGGGCAATTGAAGGGGAACCCATCTAACAGATATTTATTAGAATATGAAAATTATTATCACGGAGTCTCAACGTAAGATTTTAACCGAAGGGTTAGATTTTACGGAAGTTTATAAAAAAAATTACAATCCAATATTTTCTCAGGTTTGTATGAAGTACGCCAAAGGTGATATTGATTTAGCCAAAGAGTTTTGTCAGATTGGATTTCTTAAAGTTCATAAAAACTTAGACAAATACTCAGGTCAAGGTAGTTTACAAGGATGGGTAAGAAGAGTTGTCACCAACGAAATTATCAATGAGTTTAGAAAAAAACAGTTGGATACCACAACTGATTTAGATATCTCAAAAATGGATGTTGGAGTAGAACCTACGGAAACCGATTTCATGGGTGGTAGAATAACCAAAGAACAGTTAAGAAAAGCGGTTGATGGTTTAGCCGAAGGTTACAAAACAATATTGATGTTATATTATTTTGGTAACCTAAAACACAATGAGATTGCGGAGGTCTTGGGTATTGACCCAGGAACCTCTCGTTCACAACTCAGTAAGGCAAAAATAAGTTTAAGAAACGTTTTAGCGAAATACCTTTAATATCTATTAAGGATTTGTAACCTAATCTTTTTTTGGTCTTCCTCAGGATTTGATTTTAATCCCCCCAAACTTATAGACTCACCATAACAATGTGGTTCAACAACATCAAAGTCATCCACATCTTTGATTACTCGGAATGAGACAAACCCAGCACTTGTTGCATCTTGCCCACCAACTATGTCAGAGTGATTTATCGCAGCACTAAAAACAATCACACTACCATTGATAACAACATATTTTGCGACAAACATAATTATGAATTTAATTGTTTCCCAATCATTTTACATTTGTGTCTCATATCACAAATGATTTCAAAATACAAATGTGTATCTAATTGTTTGATTTGTGGTTGTTCAGAAAAGTTATCAATCAATCGTTCGGCAGTTCTAATTTGCTCAGATGTCTGACAACTATCAATTACTTTATGGACCCATTTAATCAGGTCTCCGTAGTGAACTTCGTTTTTACTCATAGAGCAAATATAATATAAAAAACTTCACTCACAAGTTAGGGTGTTAAATTATTCTTCATCTTTAAATGGAAACCCACCCCAAAGGATTCTAATCAATCCCAAAGAGAGAGCATGATGTTGCCCATCATAATAAAAATGGTCGTAATGAAACCTCCACAAACCAAATTCAAATGTAAGATAATCTAATTTTGTAAATTTGGATAACCATTGTGAGTGTCCACCACTTTTTGTTGGTTTACCATCAAATACTTTAATTTTTTTTCGGAGAACTTTCATTTGTTATATTTTTAAAAAATATAGTAAACTATTCCTCTCCGCCCAACTCTGAACTCAAAATTTCATATACTCTGTCAAGAACTTCTAAGGTAAAGTCCTCACCGTACACACCATTAATCTCTCTGAACTTAGAAATCATTCTATCTGAGATGTAATTTACTTTGTTTTGTTTGTTTGGTTTTTTGTCAATATCCATATTAAAATCAAATGATTGTGGGAGTTCAGGGTATTTTACCGCAATCTCCTTAATTAAATCAATAAGTTGTGATTCCGTTAACCGAACTTTCATACTATTAAATATTAGTGATTACAAGAAATTTGATGTTCACCCCACTTTTTAGTTGGTTTTACATTTGGGAAGTAATAACACTTCCAAACTCTTTGATTGTTAAAGTATATGTGTTTGGTAAATCCTGTTGGTACCGTGGCACCTGTTGGTAAGACATTATTTTTATTTTTGAATTCAACACTTATCTTGATAGTTAACTTCTCAGCATCATCCCATTTTCTTTCTTGTTCTTCAAGTAATCTCCATTCCCCTCTGTTGAGGTATTGATTTTGAAGAGCTGAATTCAAATATGAGAAGGTGGTCTTTAGGTTTACCATGTTGTCAGAGAATGTTGCCGCAGGTGCCAAGTGACCCTTATCATAAATATTACTTACATAATCAGCACCGTCAGATGTTTTGATGCCTGGCTCAATATAAAAGTCCATAGACCCCCTGTTAACGTTTGTGGGACGATTTGAGGACTCGTAAGTTAATTCTAATGGTTGTTCTAACTTTTGAGAATAACTAACCGTGTAGATTGTTTTATCAACTTTAACATCAGGTAAAGAGTTACTTGATGATAGAAAGAATAATGGTAATAAGATAATAAACTTTTTCATTTTAATATGTTAATTTGTTTTTATTTGAGAAACCTGTTGTTATTAAATAGTAATTAGATGAACCATTTCTAACAGGTGAAGAAATTGTTATTGATTGGGAACCTGTAATTGTTGATTTTAAATTTGTGGTTCCCGTTTTAATGGTGTTCCATTCAGATGGAATAAAAAACCTGACTGAAGGTAATGACCCCCAAGTTGATATTAATCCTGATTTTCTACCGTAAATAACAAATGCATCCGATACATTCACTCTACCATCATTATTCACATCCATACGGTAATATTCTCTACTCGTTAGATTTGTTTTACCTAACACAATATCTGTTGCATGATTGGCATCAGTGTTTGATAGAGATGATTTTGTTGACGGTGTTGGTATTTTAATTTGAAACTCATAGTTGTTAATATCCAATCCTGTTGAAGTAAAATTATACTGTCCATTTGAATTGGTATAAACAGTTCTGTTAAGTGAGAATGAAGTCTGAACAGATGAAGGTGTGAATCTATATTTGGTTCCACTTGATATTGACCATACAGTTGCGTTTTTACCACCGACAGGAACAACTTTAGTACCATCACTGTTGGTTAAACCCATCGTAGATGCGTTGTTACTACAATTAGGTTTTGATAAGACATTTATATCTATGTTATTTGATGATTCATACAACACAATTTGAAAAGTGAAGTATGTTGTTCTACAACTATAGTGTGGTGTGTTATTGAAGTTAAAAACAAATACTCTATTTGGTGAGGTACCTGTCGTATAATAGTTCATGTTACCCGTGTTTGGAAATAAATCTTCCCAATCCGCTAATATCGCATTTTTTGGTGCTCCACTGTTTGGTAAAAATTGTGCGGTATATCCGTTTGTTTGATTGGCAGAGAAACCTACCCAACCGTTTGAACTGGCATAAACCTGTGTGTAGTTGTTACCAAAATAAGTGAACGTGAAACCAATATTGAAAGGTCCCTGAACACAGTCATCACAACCTGATACAGATGTTCCCCCACCATAGTTGTAGTTACCGTATGTTGGTGTGGTTATAGTATAGTTTGAAATACTTTTTGTGTGAAGTTCTACGGGTACATTAACAACCCCAACCTCATTACCGTCATAGATATATCCCGAATACGCAAACTCTTGTCCCTTTAGATTAAGGACAGAAACAAAGAGTAAACATATTGAGAATACAAACCTCATTCTACTTTAGAAATCGCGTTCTCTAATGATTTTTTAACCGCAGATGCAAATACACTTTTTTCAAATGGTAAATTCTCATCTTTAAGTTCCGCAAATCCAGCTTTAACGGATAATTTAGCTTCACCCTCACCCTCGTAAACCACAGAATCAATAATCATCTTAGTTTTTACAATAGTTATTTTCTTTTTAATCATGAATGGTCCGATGTTAATACCAATTGAAGGAGCTTCAATAGAAACTATTTCAACAGTTATTGGTGCACCATCTTCACATAATGAGTATTTCTGACTCGCCAATTCTTCAGTAATTTGTTTAACACCAAAGGTGAATCTTTTTGAGGATAAGTCGGGATTCTCTGTTTTATTTTCAACGGATTTTACTGTGTAACAATCCTGAGCCTGAAGGTTTATACCTGAAAGTATAAGACCGATTATTAAAATTATTTTTCTCATAATAAAATTTTTGCACCTGTTAATATTTGATAGTTTAACACACTACCTTTTATTTGGTAAGTACTAGATATACTCACGTTATACTTGAATGATTTTGATATAGTGTAATCCCAAGAACTGAACGGTACTAATAAGATTCCTGAATCCCACCACTTACCATCATAGAACTTTGTAAAGGGTGAATAAACCCCCAACATTAGTATATTCCCTGAAAGTTTTTTAGATGCTTTAAATGGCATAAACCCACCACCAATTGCCGACAAGTTTGAAAACCCTTCACCCGCTAAAACACCAACAGTCATGTTTAAACCACCCATCATAGTTAATTTACCAAATCTCTTTGAATTCATCGCTGTTGATGTGTTGAATAAGTTTCTTTCAAAATCAATCATAGATGAGTTTGCAACAATCAAAGTGTTTGTTTTTTTCTTATTAGAAAACGCACCGTAGAATGTAAGGTTTGTATTATTAATTGTTGTTGTGAAGTTTAAAAGAAATCCTTTCGCCTTTGTATTGTTTGTATTTGACTTAGTAACTGACATGGTTCCCTTAAATTGATTAGAACCGTCTTCATTACTTCTTAACGCAACGATGTCACCCGTACCAATTATTGAACCAACTCTAACTTTGGAACCACCACCATTACCTGATGACGATGCTTCTGCAGCATTTGCAACTGAGTTTGTTATCCCACCATTACCACCGCCTGATTCGGTTTGTTTATTATTCTCAGGAACATTTTGTCCTTGAGGGGTATTTGTACCCGATTGGGTATTACCACCACCACCTTGACCCGTATTCGTACCCGATTGGGTATTACCTTGACTTGAATTATTATTTGAAGGATTGTTTACAGATGGCTGAGTCTGTCCACTTCCACCTTGAGTTGAGTTACCTGAACTTGATGTGTTTCCTCCATTTTGGTTAGTTGTTTCTCCTTGTTGTGAATTTCCACCACCATTAGTTGAACCACCTCCTGAGTTTCCTGTTGTGTTAGGTGTTCCGTTTTGAGTTGTAGAACCATTCGATACAGTTCCTGAAGATGTGTTATTTGATTGATTTGTTCCATTGTTTTGTCTGTTTGAAGAACCTTTCCTTGAGGACGGAGAGTTATTTGACGAGGCATTATCTACACTATTACTAATTGAGTTACCAACTGATGATACACTCATAGTAGAAGCCGCAGTAATAGAAGTCAATGTTGATATTATGTTTTGTGTAATAATCATATTTTGAGTTGTCTGAGTTTGTGTCATCATCTCATCACATGGTTGATTCGCACCTTGAACTTGAATGTTAGTCATCCAATTATCAAAAGTACCATTTGCAAAATCTGTTTGGCTGAAACTACCGATAAAACCGAGGTAGTTCACGGTAACATTTTGGTTACCTGTAATATTAATTACTTTTTGTTTTTTGGAACAAGGGTCCACATACGAATACGTGAACCCCTGCCCAAATAAATTAGAAGAAAATAATAGTGATAATATGATTAATATTTTTTTCATTAATCACCATTCGTCACATCCGATAATACTTGACCATCTTCCTCATCTACTTTCTGAATTAACATCTTATCTCTATCTTCAGAGTTGAACCAATAGTCAACAACCTTATTTAGATTACCAACGAAAGCACCCAATAAGATTAATAACATTTCCTTCCAACTCTCTTGAATTGGGATACCAACAAATGTTGCAACGTTGATACCTAAAATAATAAAGAAAAACAAAAACAACACAACGATAGTAATTCTCCATCTATTTGATTGCATTTGTTGTAACATGTAATAGAATCTGTTTTTATCATCTACCTTAACGTAATCACTTGTACTAAATAATTTTTTCATTTTAACTTTTTAACATTCCTTTTTTAATGAGTTTTTCAACTACTCTTACAGTTGAAGTCTCGAGAGCCTTTTTTGTAGATACACCCACAGTTGATTTGTTAAATGTTGGTCCTTCAATATCACCTAAAGTCGTTGAAGTCTTGGTTGTGATTGCTCTACCTTGACCTGACCCTGTAATAATTTCTCCTGTTTCAGCATCCACAAATCTAACCTGTAATCCTAACTGAGTTACTTGTTTTATTGTAACGCCACTTGTTTCAACAACTTCATCTTCACCGACAGAAAAATCATAGACTTCAATGTAAACAAAGTATTTTGCTAATTTGATTTTACCTTTCCCATCAATTTTGTTTTCGGTAAAACCTTTATTGGACGCTTTGAATTGTTGAACCATTCTTTCTTTGATTTCCAATTTGTCTTCTGTGAATACAAATCTTCCTGTTTCCTCCAAGTATTCCAATACAATGTTTGTAACACCCATTCCAACACGAGCATCTTTCAACTCAGGATACATTTCATAAACTTCATCGTTGATACCAATTTTTAGGATTTGAATAGGGATTTGGATTGTATCGGTGTAAGGTGGAAGTGATTCCAAAGACTTCTTTTTTTCAAAGTTGGCGGTATACTCCTCAGTTTTAATAGAACCGATTGGTTGACCATGACACTCTTTTGGAGTACCACACCCAACCAACACTAATCCCAAAACAATTAGTTTACCAAGGTGCATCTTCAGATTCACTTTTCTCTTGTTTAGGAGCAGGTGCTGCAGGTTTTTCAACTGTCTTTTCTTTGATAACTGTTGTCGTTCCACCGCCAGAATTTGTGTTCTTAGATGAATTGTCAACATTCAAATTAATTACAGGTGCCGCAGGTGCAACTTGCTCTGTTTTTGGTGACTCTTCTTCATCACCACCAAAAAGTGTTGTGGTGAAATAAGCTCCACCAGCTGTGACTGCTGTTGCAATCGCCCCGATAATAGTCTTCTTAAGACCACTCCAGGTTCCGTCATTTTCTTGTTCTTCTGACATTTTATTTGAATTTAATTTAGGGTTTATTGTTTTTATTGGGCTAACTTGAGGTCTCAATTTGAGACCTCAAGATTTTACTTAACTACTGAAGTTCTATCTGAGTACAACTCATCGTCTTTTCTGAGAATAGCAATGTATTCACCAGCACTTAACATTCCTAAGTTTACAGTTGTAGAGTATTGACCAACAGAATATGTTCCGTTTAACACTTCCACACATTTTTTACCACCCATATCGTAAACACCTAAGGTAACAAAACCTTTCTCGTATATCTTGAATGTAATCATGGTTTCACCCATAGTTGGGTTTGGGTAAACTCTCATCTTTTCAAAACCTGATAACTCCGTAGGGTCTCTTTTGAAGACTTGTAAGATACCGTCTGTTGGTGTGATAATTAAATCAGTTGCAACATTGTCACCAGCAAATTTTCTTGTAACATACAAAGGACTTTTGTTCCACTCACTCTGAGTCATTTTAGAACGAAATTCTAATGTAAATAAAGTCTCACCGTCTTTAACCAAATTTTGATTGTTTGTTGGGTCGTATCCACCCCATTCAACTTCGTTATCATTTACATTAATAAAAGAAATCCAATAAGAAGATTTCAATTCATTTTGAAGTGATACAAACTCTAACAAATCAGAATCATATTTCATTGAAAGTTGTAACGCTCCTAAGTTAATCCCTGATGTTTTTAATTTTACAGGAACTCTCACCAAGTTACCTTCATCAACACCAAGGGTTGGGAAGTTTACTTCAATGGTTCTTAGATTATTGTCGTATTGAGTTGTAACGTCAATGATACGTTTATTAGCGTTGTTTGGGTTAACAATTTCAATTGGAATCAAACGAGCTCTCTTGAATCCTGTTCCGTTAGCATCACCCGGTACCAACACATAGTATGTTACTGAGTCAGGTTGACCTGCAACAATATCAAATGTGAAGTTGGTTACACCAGGATGTGTGTTCTGTTGAGTTGTTGTTGAACCAACAATTGAATTATATTGTGATTCTGTAAAGAACTTAACATCAGGAACTGAGTTAGCCCATGTTGTAAATCTACCCGCAACTCTTGCATAAACACCGTAAACGTCAGACACGGTTACATTCTTATCACCATTAACATCTGATGAATAAAAATCAAAACCTGTCATCGTTTGTGTACCCAAAACGTATTGGTTAATTCTTTGAGCGTCTGCGGTTGTTACCACATTACCAACACTCATCGTGTCACCCTGAACTCTGATTCTTACGTTCCATGCACTTGTATCAATTTCAACATCGGTAAAAGCAAAACGACCGTTTACGTTTGTTTTCTGTGATGTAACTTGTGTCCAAGTAGACGATGTCTTAAGTTTTTTGTCTAAAGCAACCGCCAAATTTTTGGATACCGTTCCTGTAACGTTTACAAACTTACCTTTAAATGACATCTTCTGTGATTTCAAAACACCACCAAAGTTTGTAAGATTCAAACTGTAGTCATCACCTGCTTGTTTTGTTGCTGTCTGTGAAAAACTACTTGAACCAACAAATTTCATGTCAGTCACAGTAAAGTAAGTTGTTGCCAGTGAAGATGTGTGATTCATCTTTACATTGAACAAAGAACCTGCAGGAATTGTAAACGATGAGTTGGTTCCTGTGTAAACCAAAGTAATCGTCACATATCCTGAAGCAGGTGCATCAACATACTGAAGACTCTGTGAAAAAGATGTGTTAGTTGAGGTTACTGTGTCAACTCCACTGAAAGCCTGATTGTCATAAAACAACCTGAACTGAACAGCGGTTATGTTCTCGGAAGAACTGTTGTAAAAGCACAATCCTACGTCAGTGTAACCCGCACTATATTTTCCAAGTTGATACGTGGAATCTAAAGTAACGTGAACTCCTGAGGTGGTTGGTGTGGGGCACGTCTGTGCTTGTAACGTGACCCACGTGGTTAGTGCAAAAATTGCAGCAATTATTTTTTTCATAAGAGTGTTGATTAGTGTACTTATAAATATGATAAAACACTTAGTTTTCTTACTACTATCAACTTTTTCGTTATCAATTAACGCACAAGTTAAAATTGATGTCGTTGGTGATAATTGGGAACAGGTTGTTCACAATGCTCTCACATTAATAAAAGAAACAGATTCAACAACTTATAAATTTGTCACAAGTAATTGTAATCACATAGGATTTTGGAATGGTAATTATTCAACTACCGAAGGTAAAAGTATTTTTTTAACAACTACCGAAGTCAGAAATGGTAATATTAATAATATTGCATGTGCAATTGTTCATGAGTCTAAACACATAGAACTTTCAAATAGAAACTTATCAGAGTCACAGGAAGAATGTATTTGTTATTTTTATGAACTTGAATTCATTTTGAAAATGAAAAACATTGACTTATTTTTGATAGACAATATCCAAGTTAACCTGAATAAATACAATTGTGAAAACTATTTAAAGTAATGAGCAGTAAATTAAGATTAGCCAATAAAGTTATTAAAGACTTATTTGTTAAACATAACGTAAAGTACAAAATTTCTGAAACCGATAGAGAATTTATCGGGGATTTAGATTTTGACATTTATGTTGATTTGTCAAAATATCATAGATTGGGTGAGAATTTTGACGAATCATATCGTGATTTCTTTGATAACTTTTTGGAAGATGAAATTGCAGAATCACTTGAAATGGTTGGTCTTGAAGAGGATTTTAATCAAATCACTTTTCATCACGAAAACCGAGAAGTAGGTATATTAATGAAAAGAATTATTCAAGATAAATTAGATTCAACACTTAAACGTCTTGGAGGTTATTCTTCTTATGACAAATTTAAAATTAAATCATTAAAGTTACAAGACTACCGTCCTGGTTACGAGGTAGTGATTGAAAACCCTAAAAGTATTGTGAATTTAGTTAAAAATACCGCACAGAGACAATTGTCAGATATACCTGAGCTTGAAGATATTGTCATCAAATTCATTTAGTCCCAATCCTGAGAATTGGCATCCATCACAATACATTTTCTCCAAAATTTGGCAAATTTAGTTTTTGGGAATTTTATGGTAAAAAATTCACCTATAATAATAACACCTAATAGTAGGAGTGATATTAGTAACGAATAAAAAATATACTTCATATTTTAATACTAATAAAAAACCCCCACTCGTAAAGAGTGAGGGTAGTGAGTCTCGTACAGAAAAAGAATATCAGAAAGAGTTTTAAATGTTAAAGTTTGCTTGTTGAATCTCTTGACGGTTGAATTTTAAAAGCAAAATCAAATTCTGTTATCATGGTTTTTAGGTAAAGCCGAAGCCTGGATGAAAATTCAATCTCTGACGGACTCAACTATCTTTAGATTGTTTTGGTTGCGTTGTGGACATCCAATTCATCTTGAAGTTTTTCAATCTTAACTTCAAGAAGTTCAATCAAGTTATTACGACGAACAACATCAATAATGGTAGTTTTCACCATCGGAGTTTCATCACTGTAACGATGCATTTTTCTTACAGTACCTTCACCACAATCTAAACCACGAAGGTGTTTTAACAAACTTTTGAGTTCTGACATCTCAAAAATCTTATTGTAAACCCCCATGTTTGCCATGTGGATTTTTGTTTTTAGTTCAACCAAATCGTCAACATTGTTCAACAATTCGGTAAGAGTTTCTTCAACGTCATAGTGACGGACCGCACCTTCTTCAACTGAGTTATTCTCATTTAGACGGTGGTATAAGTCTGATGTTTTCTTCACCAACTTATTTTTTTGTTTAAGAGCTTGTTTAATATTCATAATCGTTATTTTGTTAAGTATAGTAAAATGTTTGCAATAAAAAATCCAAGTCCAATTATTGAAAGTGCAATTCTGACTGAATGTGAGCCACCTAAAGAAATTCTTTTCTTTATTGCCTTGTTATATTCTTCCATCATATTGTTCATTAAATCATTATCACCCGTTTTGGCGGTTTCTTGAAAATTTGAAATCGCGTTATTAATTTCTTTTTGTTCTTTGTTTGACATAACATATCCAACTATCCAAGAGAGTAATAGACATATCCATCCAAGTGGTACTAAAATTGTGTATACGGTCATTTGTTTTTTTTAAAATTTAGTTGGTTAAAATGGTGAAGTCAAATTATTCGTAGAAAAAAATCTCAACTCCCGCCTCTTTAAACATAACCAAACTTCGTTTAGCATGTTCATCCCAATATTCACGGTTTTTGGTTGTGTCTTCTGTCTTACAATAAATTTCCTTTACACCAGCAGAAATAATGCCCTTGGCACAATCCGTACAAGGAATACCACAGGTGAGATACATTGATGTTCCCTTTGTAGATACTCCAATACGTGCAGCATTGTAAAGAGCATTTCTTTCCGCATGTTCCATCCAAAAGTATTTCTCAGGTCTTTGTTGCCTTTCCTCAACAAAGTCATTGATACCCCTTGGAAATGAATTAAACCCAGTGCTTACGATTTCCTTATCCTGACCAACAATAACCGCACCGATTTGAGTTCGTTGGTCTTTACTCTTGAGTTTTACAGCCTCCGCTATGTTGAGAAAATATTCCTTCCAAGTCATAGTTTGATTTCAAAACGATTTCTCATTTGTTCAATTTTCTCTTCAGGACATTCGTGTATGTTAATACCCCCATGTCGGTTTTCAACAATAATTGAGAACACTTTGTAACCATATTCTTTAGCCAACTCATAATAATCCTCCATCTCCCACTCTTGAGTGAAGGTGTTTGAAACCACAATGTTTTCATATTCCAAACCGTAAGTGTTAAAGTTGATTTCCATCCACTCACGAACAGTTGCCTTACACCACGCATGAGCGTCTTTGATTTTGGAACCATCAAATTTATATTCACCGTCTGAGTTGAAGAACATATCGGCTTCAACAAAGGCATCCCCAATCTCACGGGCTAATGTAGACTTACCCGAACCAGGTAATCCACGAAGAAGGTATAGATTTTTCATTTTGTAAAGATATATTATTTATTGATATGAAACAAGATAAGTCAATTATTAATCCTGAACTTTGGGACTTAATTAAAAAGAAACAGAACATAAAGATAGAAAAAGAAATTATTGATTTCAATAGTAGAAAATGGAGATGGAAAATTTTCAAACAATACTTGAAGTCATTTTTCCAATCTCCATTCTCAAGAAAACAAAAGTATACTAACTATTGATTCGTTTCTCGTGATGGTCTTGAGGTAGTGACAACTTAACGTGTGGTCTCCCTTTCATAATACTTCTGATTTCCTCCAAAGAAATTGGATATAACTCATTACCATCAACACCAACGTCCATAGCCTTACCCTCATGTAACCTCAGTTGTTGTGGTAAGTGAACGTGACCGTGTAAGTGAATCACACCGTCGTTCATACCGTTCCATGAAGCAATCGGGTAGTGCATACACACCAAAGAAAACTTATCAACTTCTTTACCATTGGGTTTCCTCACATCCAAGTGCAAGTAATCATGACAAGAAGAGAATATATCTTGGATTCCACCTTTATTCCTACGGATGTGTTGGTCGTGGTTACCATATACCAAGTGAACGTTCTTACAAACAATTCGGTCCCTGAAGTCTTGAATGGATTCAAATCCACCAAAAGACCAATCACCCAAGTGAATTAGAATATCATTCTCACCAACAAGTTCATTGATTCTATTAACCAACGTACTGTTCATATGTTCAAGTGATTTATAATCTCTTGTTAAATTATCCTGCCCACCCCAATTTGTGGTTGCACGACAGATATTTGCGTGGTTGTAGTGAGTGTCTGAAGTAAAAAACAACCCTTGACCTTTTTCTAATATTATTTTCATGAGTGAACTATTAATGATACGATGAGTACAAAGAAAAATAAGACACACCATCCGATGAGACCCCAATACTTTTTGCGAATTTTCATACCACAAAAGTAACTTCAATATTTCACATTACAAAGACTTGATAAAAATATTTCTACCCTTATGATTGTATAATAACTTGAGGGTTGGCTGGTTGTCCAAGAGTGTTGATTAGTGTTAGACCAGACTTTTAGGAGGGGACTTGTTCTCCTCCTTTTTTTAGGCTACGTTGGTACCTAATATATTGTCAATCTTTTTACCACCTTGAGCAATAATACTATTACCCGAATCTATTCTTGAACGTATTGCAATTTCAATTAGCTTGTTTGGGTCGGTAATACCTTTCTTAACTGCATCATTTATCTTTGTTGCAAACTTTCTAAACCAACCTGGTCCGTTCCATGTACTGTAGACAAAGTGAAACATTAAATTAGGATTTGACTCAACTATCTTTCTCGCTTCAGGTGAAAGATAATTATTCATATTCTTCAAAAAGAATGGTTTCATCATCTTAGCAACCAAACTTCTCAATTTTGGTTCTAAATTACCACCCATGTAATTGTGTTTCCAATTTGAGCTAGCTTCGGCATTATCAATAATTTTCCAAAATTCTATTCCATCAGGTGAAGTGTTAATATCACCACCATGTCTTCTATCAATACCCATCATAGTTTCACCTGAGTTGCCCATCGCACCTTTATTCATATTAGGATGGTAATAACCACCCTCTAAAGCACTAATAACTTTATTTGTAATTTCTTCAAAAGAACCTGGAGATACTTGAGGAATTTTGGTATCTACACTAACAAATGTCGCATCTTGTGGTGTAGAACTACCTTGCATGAATTTCGCAACATCAAAAAATGATTGTTCTTCAATATTCATTAATTTCTGTTGTCTCTTAATATCTTCTACTAATCGTCTTTTCATTGAATGACCTTTAAAAAATAAATACCTATAATATAAGAAATACCTCGTTTATTAAAACATAAATGAGGACATTTAAGTATTTATGTTTATACTAACCAAAACATGCCAGATAAAAATCTCATATTAAAAAGGTCTCTACAAAAGATTGTCAAGTCGGCAATCAAGAAAGACCCTATTTTATCTGATGTATACCGTGTTGATATAACATTTTTATTTAAGTCACCTGTCATGTCAGCCATGTGTGATTGGGTTTATGGATTAAAAATCTATACAGATTCTGAGTTTGTTGATAGAATCGCCATCGCTAATAGACTCAAGTCAAAAATCACCAACATCATTTCACAAATATCTAACGATTCATTCTGTTGTACAGATGTTTCATTTGAGTAAAACCTAACCCATTTTTATTTTCTGATAAAGATGAAGTGCCTGAGCAATCACTTGGTGCATATCATAGTATTGATAGGTTCCTAACCTACCACCAAACATATACTTCTCAAGTTTATCACCTTGTATTTTGTATTTGGTGTAAATCTCACTATTTGTATCATCCTTGATTGGATAATAAGGCTCGTTATCACCTGTGTAGTCACAGGGATATTCTTTACTAACATAACTTGTTTTTTGATTTTGATAGTCAAAGAACTTATGTTCTAAAATCCTTGTAAATGGTGTATCACTGTCTGTGTAATTAACCACAGGATGTCCTTGGAAACTGTGAGAGGTAATGTGGACGTTCTCCCATGTCAAACTACGGTATTCCAATCTACCATGTTCGTAATTAAAAAATTTATCAATCGGACCTGTGTAGATTATCTTATCAGCAACTTCTTCCCACATTCCTTTGTTTTCAAAGAAGTCTTGGTTCAAGAACACATCAACATTATCCAATAACTTTTCAAATATTTGTGTATACCCACCAACAGGAATACCTTGGTATCTATCGTTGAAGTAATTATTGTCCCACGTAAACCTTACAGGTATTCTCTTAATGATTGACGCAGGTAGTTCCGTACATTTCTTCCCCCACTGTTTCTCAGTATATCCCTTAATAAACTTTTCATATATGTCGGTACCGACCATAGACAAGGCTTGTTGCTCTAAGTTAGTTACAGGACCCTTGTATCTTTGTTCCTCTATCTTCGCTCTTGCCTGTTCTTCTGTCTTCACACCCCACAGTTGGTAAAACGTCCACATATTAAATGGAAGGGTGTATAGTTCTTCTTTGTAGTTTGCTATGGGTGAATTAACAAACTGTTTAAAATCTGCAAATTGGTTTACCCAATCCCATATCTTTTTACTATCTGTATGAAAGATGTGAGCACCGTATCGGTGAACATGAATTCCGTCAACATCTTCGGTGTAACAGTTACCCCCAATGTGACTTCTTTTATCTATTACAAGTACTCTATGATTTTTACCCAACTCGTAGGCACAGGTTGCTCCAAAGAGTCCTGCACCTACGATTAGATAATCATATTTCTTATTCGAAATCAAATTCAACACCGTCAGAACTTAATACAGGTTCCTCAATTCTACGTTTGAGTTTATCTGACCACTCTTGTAAGAAATTTGATGTGTTATGGTAACAACGGTCTTCAATCAAGAAACACATCTGAGGGAATGGATTCACTCTTTCTTGTCCCATCATAATTTGTAAGTGTCCATAGATTTCATCGTATCTTCTTTGAGTCTCCAAGAAGAAACACAGGTAGAGTAAGTGTTCGTTTCTTGTTGGTGCGAACGCCTCTGCCTGATGAAAACACTTTTCAGCCTTCTCCAAGTCACCAATTACTTCCCAAGCCTGACCCATCAAGATAAATGCGAAGTAAGCCATCTCATCAATTCTTGCAGGTCTACCAGTTACATAATAGTTATGAGAATACTCCATGAACTTTTCATAGTAGAAAATACATCTTCTAGCAAATTCTTTTGAGTGGTCTAATCCAAATGGAAGTTCATCAGACTTACCCCAACAGTCAGAGTATGATTTTGCAACGTACCAAAGGTGATATAAATCTTCTCTAACGGTATTACCAACCACTTTGTCAATTTCAAGTTCCAAAGCGTCTTTCAAGAACTTCCTTGGAACATGCCAAGTCTGTCCGTCACTGTGAACCACGTGTCTAAATCCTTCAGGGAGAGTAACTCTAACAAACCCTTCACCGATTTCAGGTAAGTGGATTGTTTCGTGTCTTTTATCGTGTTGGAAGAACCATGGTCGGTCAGCATTCCACAACCAAGTTCGGTAGTATCTCATACCGTTTGCATGTGCAATTACATTATAAGAATCCACACTCAAGTCATCCAATACGGACCAATCAAAATCTTCATCAACCTCAAGAATCTCATCAGCATCCATCCTCAAAATCCATTGACATCCGTGGTCTGTTTGGAGACATGTCTTCAAGGTATGGTCTCGGTTCCAACCTGGATATTGCCATTCAATCTCATAGAGTAAACCAGGGATTCCTTTTTCCGCAAAGAAGTCACGGATAATGTCCTGAGTTCCGTCTTTTGAACCGTTATCTTGGATAACCCAATAGTCAATGTGTTTCCACACTGTTTCTAACATTCGGGTTATTGTTGGCGCCTCGTTGGCAACCATTGCGTTTAAACACAATTTAATTTTCTTGTTATTATTCATAGATGTAATTCATTATTTGTTCTTCATTATGATACTTTCTCACTCCCCCACGGTTTTGAAACTTCTGAGAGTGACCCAGTTCTTCATCCCAATTCCAATCTTCAAAACCTAACTCAATGATTCTCTCATGAATTCGTTTGTCGTAATGGTCTCGGATTAATCTTGCTCTACGATTGATGTCTGTCGCGTTGTTATCAACCGTTGAGTTTTTGTTGTTATATTGGATGTATAACATTTTTTTGACGTGAATCATTCGTGTATGTAGAAATGTATGAACAATAAGTTCAAAGTCATCAGCAACAGGTGTCAACTTATTGTGTCCACCAATCTCATGATATAGTTTTCTTTCCCACATTCTAACGTGGTTTGGCATTGATATGTTAAACCGTATAGACAATGGGTTGATATCAGGGTACCAATGTGCCAGTCTCTCAACACCATCAACCATAACTTTGGTATGACCAGCATATCCAAAGTCAAAGTAATTGTCGTGTCTTGCATACCAATCACCTGACCAATCGTGGTCATAGTATTTGAACTCACCATCCTCGTAACACTCGGTAACGTCTGTGTATAGGAAACCAGCATCGGGATATTGAAGGATTGCATCGTGAGAGATTTGTAAACACTCTGAAGTTAATGCATCATCATGGTCCAACTCAACCAACCAATCCCCATCACCAAGTGTTGCTGCTCTGTGTTTTGCCAAACCAACGTTACCACCTGTAATTGGATACAATTTATGTGGTTTTACTCTATAGTCATTCTCAGCGATTTTCTTGAGGATATTCCACGTAATCTCATCAGGTGAATCATCCAACACAATCCATTCCCAATTGGTAAATGTTTGTTTTTTCAGACTCTCATAGGTTCTGTAAATCCTTTCGTTTGTCTTATACGTTGGAGTGAATACTGAGAACCGTGGACGTATGTAGTCGGTGTTTCTGAAAACAGACTGACATACAATTACGTTTGCCAAGACCATATCAGGTAACGGTTCATCATAGTGAATATGAAATCTCGTTAAATGGAAATGTGGTATTTCAATGTTCTCATCAAAAGAAATGATTAGGTCGGGCTTATACTGTGTGTAATCTTCAATGACTCTATTCTCATAGGGTAAAGAATAAATCACAACCTCATCATGAAGGTGTTCCTCCCAATAAATGTCTGAATGTAATATAATCTCCCCCAAAGTGTGCCAACCGTAAACGATTGCCGATGGTTTTTTTGTCTGCATACAAACAAATTATAGGTAAATAACTCTATGTGTCAAGGGTCTCCTTTTACAGAGACCCTCACACTTTAGGACAACATTTCCAACATGATACTCCTGTCACCATCCCACTTTTTGATTTGTGACCTTGGAATCCAAAACTCCATCAAACCAATCTCTTCCACTCGTTTGAGGTAGTCCTCACGGTATTGGGTCGCCTGAGACCTGTCGGTGATGTATGGGACCCTCATGTGTTTAGAACAAATCTTACCCATACCAGTCAACATTGAGAACTCATCAGTCAAGGTCTTGGCACAACACATACAAACCTTACTACGTTTTACCGTCATCTTACCTTGGAACTTCACAGCCTTTGGTGATATACCCAACATCTTGGTGATGTCAATTAAGGTTGGATTAAACTCAAGACCGTAAGTTTCTTTGAGTTGTTGGCCAATCTTACGACCAATCAAGACAGTCTCGCCAGGAGTCGGAATACGTAGTTTAAGAACCTTGTCTTTGTATTCCTCCTTGTCAATCTGAGCGATTGCCACTGTGATTTGTTTGTCAGTCAAAGTTCCCCACTTTTGGAACTTCTCGGCGATGTCCTTTACGAACTTACTCTCCCCTGTGTATTCTACGATACGTTTGAGCTCGGGACGCTCATCTACAGTTACCTTGGTTGGTTGACTGTTAAGACATTTCTCTGCGGTTTCCATTTGTTTTGGTGTTAAACGTCCCCACTGATTAAGGGAATCTTTCATTTTGTTGATAAAACTGTTGTTTCCTTGGTAGTTACGAACTTTCTCGGTGATTTTGATGGTGTCAGTCATGGTTGTTGTCATTTGTTATACAAAGATACAAATAAACTTCATTCCCACAAGCAAAAAGAAAAAAAATCCCCTCTTTTTTTCAGAGGGGATTCTCACTCTTAGTTTTGAGTGAAGGCTTTGTCAGCCCAAGTTTTAGCTCCCATGAAGTCCCAAATATTCATGTCACACATGTTGGGGAAACTACTTCTCATGTCACCAACGGTCAACACATCCAAGAAACCTTTATCGATTCCGTGCCACTTGTTTCCTTTAGTTGTGAAAACATTGTGCCATAATTCCATTCCATTGTCGTAAGTCACCTTAACTTGAACGTTTACCAAAGAGTTTTTCTTGTACCCTGCGATAACAGACTGAGCGGTACCTTTGGTGTCGTGGATGACGAGGAAACCCGCTCTACACTTAACAACGATACGGAATTCATATTCAGCGTTCACGTCTTTGATATGGTTAGAGACAGTAACAGACAGACGTTTGCCGTTGGTGGTGGTGTCAAAGGAGCCGTAGAATACGTCTCCTGCCATTGTTCCTTCAGTAACTTTGATGATTGATTGGGTCGGGGTAGAGATTGTGTTTGTCATAGTAGTGGTTTTTTTTAACACTACAAAGATACGCGCAAAATCCGAACTGCCAAACTTTTTTTTATTTTAATCTTGACATCTTAAAAATGTAATCGTCATCAATAAAATGTACGGTCTTTGGATTTTCAGGTATCTCATCAGTAAAATAATATAACGCCAAAGAATATCTTGAGATGTTATCGGGTGTGTTCAAAGGAACAGGGTGCCCGTGAGGAGCATTTTCAATATCAAATATAACCGCTCTATTAAAAATTGGTGAAATCTTAACACACTCCCTTGAAAAGTCTTTTTCCCACAATTCTAAATCTCCCCCCCATTCTTTTTCCCAATTTTTATTTAAGTATATTAACAAATTGAGTTTTCTACGATGATTGGTTTCAGGATGTCTATTATAATCAGTATGAATTGATAACTTACCACCTCTATTGATTTTATGAACACCACCACCCATTAAAATATCATCACAATATAAATTTGAGTGACCTGTCAATTCTTTAAGAAAATTTAAAAATTCAGGCGTGTTTAAATAATCAATAACTAAAGAAGTGTGTGGTATTTGTTTTTTTAATTGTATTATATCAGTATCATGATTTGGTGTGTAGAATTTATTTACCTCATACTTTTCAACCCATTCTTGATTATTGTGATACCAATAATCGTGTTGTTTTAATTCCGAAAGAACTCTCTTCAAAAGATAATCAGGTAAAAAATTATCAATTACCGTATAGGGGAATGGGTGCGCATTTTGATACACACAACTTAATTTTTTAGATAAACTATAATCAATCATATTTTTTAAATTCTACAAGAACCGTCACAAGTTTGTCCAACACCATCAACATAACCTCTTCTTATATCAACGTGTGTGTTTTTGGTATAACTTGTTTTTCCACCACAAATAACACAACTATCATACTCATCGTCAGAACGTTCTTCAATACCAACGACATGTCCGTAATCGTCAACAACTAACTTGACATGTTCATCAGAATTTTTTACAAGGTTATTAATCTCATTCCAATACTTTTCTCTAACGTATTTTCCGAGTTCCAAATCATTTGGTCTTTCCAAAATTTCACGGGTTGCGATTTTTATTTCCATTTTTATTTTAATAATACATACCAAATGTTGAAAAAAAATACTATCAATTCAATTTTACGGTATTTATATTAAAAGTCATACTGTGACCAACGAGAAAATTTATCAATTAGTTTTAAAATACTCTTACTTGTTTGACCAAACGCCAAACATACTTGACCTTATTACCGTACAAATTAATAAATTGTGGGATTGGGAGTATGGCGGAAGATTTAGGAGATTTACAAATGATGATGATTCCATATTTGCAATTATGTTATATCTACATAGAAAAGGATATTCCTATGACCAAATTATAAATAAAATTAAAAACAGTACCGCAATAGTTCTTGGTTACGACAACGAAGAACGTGTTTTAGAAACGTGTGGTGATTGTGAGGGAAGTGGTCGTGAAGAATGTACAATTTGTGGTGGTAGTGGAACAGTTGAATGTAATGATTGTGATGGAACAGGAGAAGTGTCGGGTGAGCCTTGCGACTCGTGTCAAGGCGGAGGTGAATTTGATTGTGACGAATGTGATGGAGACGGTTATATTGAATGTCGTGAATGTGAGGGTGGTGGTGATGTCGAAAACCCCGACAAAACTAAATTTACAACAGTTACTTATCTAACCTTTAATCCTGTGGTTGCCAATTATTTTAGAGAAAATTTAAATGGTAGCGTTCCCGAAATTTCAAACTCAACTTTTGATAAATTACATAAATTGGATGAAAGTGATTTTGAAGTTGAATTACAAAGTAATTATAAAAGGGTGTCCAATTATGTTATTGAGGTAACTTCAGACCCTGAGGAATTAATTGAATTTATTTCGGACGCAAAAAACCAAATTGAAAATAACTACTTATGGACTTTAACGGTATAGTAAAATTTTTAAAATCCCGAGGTGGATACCCTAACCCAAATATGAATTTATATTTGGAGATGTTTGACATGACTCAATCAGAGTTTCTCATGTCCATGCACAAATCTTTAGGTGAAGAAGGTACCAAAACATTATTAACTAAATCAATCAAAAAATTAACTAAAGATGGACCATTTAAAATTGAAATAGACAGTTTAGAGGTTGGGTCATACGTTGAGTTAGATTTTAAAAATTCATCTGTTTATGTTGAAGAAATTAATGATGAAAGATATGCCACAGTATTAATAGAAAATTGGGACATACCAAATTCAAGTATAATTTACTTACATATAAATGACGATGGTGAAGAAGAGATGAAATATTTTGACATTGATGGTTTATTAGATTTTTTATGGGATGAAAACCCGTACGACTACTCCGACGCATTAAATGAATGGGTATCATTTATTGCAAAACAAATTAGTTCATATATGGGAACCCCAATAGGATTGGCTGATAGAGCAAATAGAGCAAAAGAATAAAAAAGGTCAGCCGAAACTGACCTTTTCTTTTGGGACTGACCGAATGACAGTCAATCACTCCACCACCTGACATTATGTCAGGAAATTATTTGGTAACTAAAGCTTCCACCTTAGATTTCATATGTTCTGACAAACTAAGTTCACCAACTGTTGGTGTAACCAAGGAAGTCAAAACAATAGAATCAACCAAATACTTGTAAGGAATGTGAACCAAGAAGTCGGTACCATTGAAGAAATCTAAATCTCCTTTGAGTTCCAAACAACCGTGAACCATCTTCAAAAACAACTTAAACTGAACACCATCAACAAAGGTTTCATTCAAGAGGGTTCCGAACTTCTCGTTCTCAATCCGAATATTGTATGTAAAATTTATTTTCATATCTGTTGTTTAACACTACAAATATAAAAAGAACTTTCCATATAAACAAAAAAACCCGAAGATTTTTTTCTTCGGGTTTTGGCACTTAGGTTGAGAATACACCTTTGATTGAGAATCTTTAGGAACATTATTGTTTCTTTCCGTTTCCACTATCTTTTGAATAGTAATTCTCAGTGACGGTTCCTTAGGGGTACCACTCCTTGAGTTGTAGCTTACTCTCTTTTTACTTATTACTCTCCGAGGTTGCCACCCCAGTGAATCCTTGCGGGATTAGAGAACGTTCTCAAGAATCGTGTGGGTCTTGGAAACCCACAACGGCAATGAACATCTCATTACTATGTAGTCACCTTTCACCTACAACTGACGGACACTTTTCCTTTGTCTTTTAGTATTTGCATACCTATAAAATGCAAAGTTTGTTGTTTGTGGATGGATGAAAGTAGTGGTCCGCCGACCAGCCAAGCCATCTTTTGAACGACTCGATACTATACTACTCTCTGAGATATCCCTACCTCAACACTTCAAGACTACTTCGTGACTTATGTCTTGGTAGACAATGGTCAAGGATGATTTCGGCACCACCCGTTTGTCATCATACCTTTCGGTTTTAAGTATCCTTTGATATTGAATCCCGCAGTTATAAGGTTGGATTACCCTATTTCCCACAACAATTCTACGAGTTATTCTTATTGTTCTTCCGAACTCAACCCAACGACCCACATCGCTGAGTCATATTTCCATTTCATCTACAGTGTCACCCTCGATTACTTAGGACTTATGATATCCCGCTTGCCTACTCGAGTTAATAAAACCGAAGTTTTAAAAACCGCAATCTCTTTTAAACTTGAGAGACCACTTTATCCCACTTTCGTGGTTTATTTATCGACCATAGGCGGCCGATTATCTTTTCTCAGTATTTTCTCAAAATCAACCCAAGGGTCTCATCATCAACATACTGATGGAATAATCAATAATTTAAAGAACGTTTCAGTTTCCTGATTTGTTATACAAAGATACAACAGTTTTTCATTCTGTCAAGCACCTTCGTGTTTTTTTTGTAGCGGGAGAGGGAATCGAACCCCCGACCTCAAGGTTATGAGCCTTGCGAGCTACCGCTGCTACTATCCCGCGATTTATTTTTAAGAACGTTCCCCGAAAAAAAGTCCCACAACTTATTGTATTCTCTCGAACACTCGTTGTAGGACTGTGAATTGAGGATTTAACTCCTCTTCTTCCGAGTGTCTCACAAAGATAAAACAATTTTTTCAAATTGTCAAAAGGGCTAAGTGAAACTTTTTTGTGGGGTGTTTCTACCTTTCGGTGGAGATTATAAATATAGACATACTATTGAAAAGTTCAATCTTTTTCAAAAATATTTTGTAAAATTGTTTTCAAATATACTCCTGTATCCATATTATTGACTTTATCCAAACCAAAATACCCACATTCAGTGTGTTCATGTCCATCTTGAGCGGTTTCAAGGTTAGGGTACATATACTCATGGGTATTCAACAAATAAACATACATCATACCTTTTATACTACCGTCAGTCTTTTTCTTTTTTGGTAGTATACCCACAAAATCTAAATCGTAGTTATCTATGTTAATATCGGTCTCTTCGTAAAACTCTCTGTACGCAGCTTCTTTAGTTGATTCATCTTTTTCAACGTGTCCTGAAGGAATAGACCACATATTAGGGTAAGATGACTTACCGTTTCTTTTACACAATAAGCATTCACCGTTAACTTTAACGACCACACCACTCAACCTTTTATACTTTTCCATATTTATAAATAATCATGAAAGTTAAAATAGGCGATAACACCTTTACTGTAAAGGTTATGGACGATTACCGTAAACGTGCTGAAGGTATGATGAACAAAACTTTTAACGAATATTTTAACGGTATGTTGTTTCTGATGACCGACCACACCAATTGTTTTTGGATGAAAAATTGTATAATACCTTTAGATATTATCTACATTGACAACCAAATCATATCAAAGGTTCACCACAATTGCCCACCATGTGTTGATGAAGACTGTGAGAACTACTGTGGTAGAGGTTATCTTATATTAGAAGTTGAAGGGGGTACTTGTAAGAATCTTGGTATCAAAAAAGGGGACTCTGTTAAGTTTCTTATTAATTAACCTTCCTTTTTACTTTCCTGAATTTTTTCCTTTAAGACTTTAAAGAACTCTTGTCCAATCATCTTGACAAATTTGATGTACGGTGCATCATCTCTTTCAGGGTCATATCTATATGGTCCTGATGGTGGTCTTTTGGCCCTACCCAAATAATTAAGTCCTGAAATGTTGGTAATACATTTGTGTCCACCTGAATTGGCTTGAATCAAATCCCAAGCATTTACACCAATCTTATCCAACAATTCCATTTCAGGTTCACTTAACTCTGAGAATGGTTTGTCAATGATTGTTTTTAAATTATCTAATATTTGTTCTCCATTATCCATCATCATAATATTACCACCATAAATGGCGTCAAAATCTTTGAATGTGAATCCAACCGATTCCGCACCCATACCTGATTCTGCAATATACTTGATTGTTGATAATGGAATTGTTCTATCTTGAAGTTGTGCTTTCCACTTATTCAAAACCTCGTCTTTAACTTCTCCAAGATTTACACCTTTGAGCTCTCTATCTTTTTTAAATGGATTACAAGACGCTTGTACCAAACCTAAAGGCCACATGATAATTAAAAAGTCCGCATCAGGATTGTTTCTAAAAGGCGTATATCTATCGTAAGAACCAGTACCTTTCAAAGTTCCCATACCATACTGAAGAATGATTCCATCTTCAACTTTCACATTTCGGTGATTCGCCATTGAGTCCATATAATCTTTGGCATTTCTTTGGAGTCTTTCAGGAGTCTCACGAGTGTTTTCACTCATCCAAGTTTTAATATTATTAAGGATTGAATAAAGTGACGGCTCAGAGTCCATCACCAAACTCTCTAAGAAACCTTTTTTGTTTTTAAACGCCAAGAGTAATTTGTTAGTTACTAAACCTAATAACATTTTATTTTTTGCCAGACCTTTCTCTTTATCTAATCTAAAAAGAAAATTAACAACTTCTTTTGTTGTTAAATCATGTTTTGCAAAGTCAGCCGAGTCAACTGTAGAAATCAAAAGAATGTCTGAACTTGGGAACAATTCTTTTGGTGAGATAATCTGAGAAATTGTTTCAACATTTGAACGAGCTTGTCTGAATGATTTTGAAGCATCCTTTTCAGCACCAACTTGAGTATCGTGGTGGTCTGTGTGAATGACAAACATCGGTTTACCGTGAGCAAAGTCTACTAACACAGGCATCACATCACCACTAGCATCAGGTTTCTTTACCGCAAACTCTTTCTCACCATATTGGATAACCTCAGAATCCACAACATCAATACCATTGTCTTCAAGGTATTTCTTCATCGCAATTGCTGTGGTAACACCATCTAAATCTTGGTGAAAATATATTTTAGCCTTTGGGTATCTTTTCGCCAAAGCTTTAATATCACGTAAACCTGATTCTTTGATAATCTTTTTCATTAGTCCCAACCAAAGTAATGTACAATTTTATCAAATAAATCGCCATAATCAGAAACACATTGTTTAAATATTAATTTATCCTTATCAGGCATCGCATCCATGGTATCTTCTCCCCAAACACCATCAACAGGATAAACATTAATCATTGATTGGTATTTGGCAACTGCCTGAGCACTTTTTGATTTTGGATAGTTACCGATTGAACCGTCAATTTTTAATGGTTGACCGGCATCATCTTTAACACCTTTTTTATTTAAGAAACATTGGATTGCACTATTGTAGTTGTATCTGTCAATAGTAGTCATACCACTATTCAAATCTTCTTTTAAATACTGTCTTGAAGTCGCACCAATGTGCATTCCAAGAATTCTATTTTTTTCTTCTTCAGTTATTACAAACTTTTTCATATTAATATTTGAGAGTTAATAAATATTTTAATTTGTTAATTGATAACAACATTTCATCTCTAATATTCAATAAATCAGTATCCACTTTTGAATCTAAACCTTCAGTCATAGATAATAAAAATTCACAGATACCATCAATGAAATTTTGCATTGATAGTTTATCAATGTCTTGAAACATGATAGAAAATTCTTCAGGGAATTTTGGTCTTCCGTACTTTCCCATCATACCTTCAACGAAGTCGTCAATTAAATCACCTAATCTATCATATACCTTACCATATGCTTTATGTTTAGCGTCAAACGTAGTTTGCCAATGTAAAAATCTAAATTGATTTTGAACTTGGACTAATTTTAAAATATATTCTTCTTTCATTATACTGGACTCATTAATTTTGTTAATGCTGACGTAATCGGCGACATGGATATTTTTTCACCCACAGCAACTAAACTCTGTGGTGATACTTGAGTTGTTGTAGTTCCACCCAACTCAGTTTTTAAGGCTTCTTGACCCTCAGGAGTTGATTCATACTGTTTCATTGCCGCTAACATCTGTTCCTCACCCATCATACCTGAAAGTTCTTCAGGTCCAACAAAATTTCCAACACCCAATTTATCTAAAAACCCAAGATAGAATTTTGTTTGACCCATTAGTACTCTTGTTCTTAAAGAACTTTTCCCAAACAGGTCAGAAAATCTACCTAAACCAAGACCACCCCCATAAAGGAATCTTTGGAGGATATTTGGTTTACCTAATATTGCTGGGTCCATAAACTTTTCTCTTTTCAAAGCTGTTTCCAAACCTTGAACCAATTTCATTTGTTCTTGTGGTGTTTTATTTACCATTAAACGTCTAACACCCATGGACCTTCTTGACGCACTACTGAATAAGTTTACCCAACTTTGTAGAGTCTTTTTAAACCCTGATAATAATCCTCCCATATTTGGAATTTTATCAATTACTGTGTCAACTCTTGAAGTCCAATTTTGAGCGGTTTTAAATAATATGTTTGCAGGTCCTTCAACTTTTTCTAACATCTTAAGATTCTTGAGAGCCAATTCAGTATTACCAGCATTAATGGCTTTTTCAGCATTTCTAAGGTACTTAGTCCCTTGACTTCCGGCTTTCATGGTTCCTATAGCAGTTTTACCAACCACATCACCAATATATGGTACTGCGGATATTAAAGACAAAAACGCAAATAGGGTGTCACCTTGTTTATAATAAGAAATGGCATTTACAAAGTCAGTAATTCCTGTTGGGTCAACAATACCAACAACATCCAAAACAGTATTCAACCAATAAGCTTCATTAAGGTTTTGTTTCAACCCTTCAAGTTGATTTTCAGTTATCAAAATTTGACTCATGATTTTTTAAATAAAAATATCTACTTATAAATACTATGATACAACTTAATATAAAGGTTGGTGACACAATTTTGATAGGTAGATTCAAAAATAAAAAGGTGATAGTAAAAACTATCACCCTTGACCAACATGGTTTACCATTGGTAAACGGAAAACCAATTTGTAATTTTCGTTACTCAAAAGAGTAGAACAGTTGGATTAAACCACCTCAATTGGTTTTTCAGGAAATTCTATAACCTGTTGTCTTTTTTGTTGAACAAAAAACCCAACCCTTTCATTAGCCACTTTGGAGTAGTTAGAACTGATTTCAATACCAATCCAACGACGGTCTAAAGTCTCGGCAGCAACCATACTTGTACCTGAACCAGCAAACGGGTCAAGGACAATATCATTCTTATATGTGAGAATCTTAATTGCCTTGGTTGGGATATCCATTGAGAAGGTCGCCTTTGTCAATGAACGAGTATCGGCAAAATAATTCCACTGTCCAAATACCAAATCAATAAACTCACGTTTCTGTTGTTCGGTATACATCATCTTGGGTCTCATGTTACCGTCTTTACCTTCAACCTCACCCATCTCACCAACCCATTCAGGTTGTCCTTTAACAATCTTAATATGTTTCTTCTTATACGCCAAGATAACACATTCCTTTGGATTGTAGATGTAAGGTGCCGAGGGACTCATCCATGACCCCCAAGCTGTGGTACGACTTCTGTGTGGTGATTCTTCTTCAAGGTCCACAACTCCGAAGAACTTGTAACCAATCTGTTTCATAATTTGCCATACCTCACTCAACATGAAGATTCTTCCACCCTTGGCTTGTCGGTTAATCTCATACGGGATATTCAAAGCAATCCTGCCGTCATCTTTCAACACACGGTATGCTTGTTCCATCCAGGAATATGTAAATTTAACATATTCCTCCCAAACCATATCATCATCGTGAACATCATATTCAATCCCGACACCATATGGTGGTGATGTCACAATCAAATCTACAGACCCTTCTTCCATGGTCTTCATCACTTCAATACAATCTCCGTTTACTATTTTTCCTAAATAATTTTCTGTCATTTTAATATATTGTTACTTTGTGGTCTCTTACAATAATAGGATTTTCTGTTTCAAATTCCAACCATGCTTGACCACCGTCTAAGAATGTTTTTGTTTTAACCGATACCTGAAATTCAAGACACCTGATTGTAAGTTTTTTATCCTCGGATTGTATTACCCAACCGACTTCCATGGAACCTGTCGCAGCCAATCTGTACTTCATCACTCAATAACCAAACAACAATCTTCAATGGTAATTTTTTTAGCATTACAAGTAATATGACCTGTTTCTCTACCATCATCTCTATACCCGCTAGAAGAGTTTATCTGACACAGAAATTCTATTGAATCAACTTTTAAAAGTTGTTTATCAATAAACACTTTCCATGGTCTGTCTCCGTTTTTGTGGTTTGAATTATATCGTACCTCAACCAACATTTTCTAAATTATCAATCTTCCTTTGAAGATACCAAAGAGCTTTTTTTAAGTCTTGTAATTCTTTATCACTACCTTTCTTACCAGCCCTTGAGATATACTTCACCGTATTCCCAAGATGGAAGTCAAGTTCCCAAGCCTCAATTACTTTGATGGCCTCATACATATTATCCTCACCCCCATAATGAACCGGGTGGTTTACCATTTCATTTAATGACATATTATCTTAAAGTAATGTAATAATTTTTTAGTTTAATTGATTTTTTGTATCCGTTCCTAACAGAAAACAAAGGGTTTTTAGTCCAACATATTTTGTATGAAAAGATTCCTATCCACCCATTTTCTTCTGACCTAACCAAAGAAAAGATATATTTCTTTCCCCAAGTCAAATGAATCTCATTGATAAATTTATTCTTGAGTCGATATAGTTTTAATGACATAATATTTTGAAGCTAATGGAGTTTCAATTATTAGACCCTGTGATACAAGGTCTTCCAAATACTTTTCTGTAGTCTCCAAGTCCTCCTTCAAAATATATCGTGAGATGTACGATATGTGAAGGGGTCTCCGTAGTTTTAAAAGGAGACTATTTAGTTTTTTTTCGTCCATAAGATTTCTTCTCTACTTCTTTTGATTTCTTTTTCTTTGGCTCCTCCATCACAACCTCTTTCTCACCTGTTGAACCTTTAAACTCAGACTTGGAGATGTAATTCCAATATCCTGTTGATACTCTACGCTCAGCGTCTTTGTCTACAACACGCAGCATGTGACCCTCTTTGTAAGGTCCTGTTGATTTTATCGCTTTAATACATTTCATAAAAATAAATTTTGGTTTTGTTTTTTAAGTGTGGAAAAGATTTGAGATTCATCGTGACCCTGTTGAAATAAATTAAAAACATCAGATGATATGGTATCCATAAAAATAAAAGCATCCACCCTCGGAGAGAACAGAGTCTTTAAATCGGAATTTTCCAAATGAACTTTTACCGTCTTTTGGTCTACGAATCGTTTTGTGAATCCCATGAGACAATATTAGGAAATAATTTTTAGACTGTCAAACGATTCCCAATCTTCTTTTGGAACACTTTGAAGGATATATGCCAATAGTTTTCTCTTTAACATCGGAACCAAAGTCTGTTCAAATGGGAAGTTTTCATTGGTCTCTACCTCAAATATCGGTAACTTGGTGAAATCTACCAAGTCCTTCCACGATGTCGCATCTTTTACTAACGTGGTAACTCGTTGACCTTGGGGGTCACCACTCCATACCATATCAAAATAAATCTTGGCGTCTGATTTGGTTCTCTTCATCTTTCTAATTGAATACTCCCACAAAAATACTTGTTTCTTACTTTTGTTGGGGTAATAGATGTATCCGTGACCAAACCCCATATTGTCTTTGTTTTTCTTTAGATTGATTGCTGTTGATTCATATACTATGGACCAAATGGACTTTCCAATATTAAAAGTGTCCATCAATCTGTTACCAGAAAAAACCAATGTCTTTTCTAACTCACTGAAATCACTGTCTTGTAGTTCGGGTAACTTAAGTGGTTGAAGTTCTTTCAAGAGAATCTCATCATCACAAGATTCAAATTTCTTTTTTGTTTGTAGTAACCTTTTTTCTTTAACTAAAGATTGAACATTCGCTAAGTGAAGTGCCAACTCAACAAAATCAGGATAAATTTTAAACTCGTCAAAATTTTCCTCACATTTTTGAATGTAATTAAGTAAGGTATATTTGTTATACTCAAAATCTATTGGTTGCGAGAGCATCCAATCAGGATTTAATTTAAATGATTTTTTCTTCCTCGCCATTTACATAAGAATAAAACACCATTTTATTTATTCAACTCTTATGATAAAATAAAGAACACCCTCTACTTTTTGTTCATCAACTTTGCCATCATAATGAGACATTATCTCATAACCATCACTATCAATCCACCCTTCAATTAACTCATCTTCATTAATAAAGTTTGAAAGTTCTAAATCCCATTCCCTAATAAAACTTAAACTATCGTCCATAACATCATTTACCCTCTCCTCAATTATTTGGTTAATTAAATCATCAGGAAAATCACCTTCAGGACTTTCTTCTATTTCTTCTATCTTTTGCTCAAACTCATAGATGGCATTATCTTCCAATTGGGATATTTTATTTTCAAATACCCCACGTAATTCTCTTGGCGACTTTTCCATTAATTGTTGCAAATTAACAATCTCACCCTTAACTTTTTCAATCTGATAATTTAAATACTTTATTTCATTATCTTGAACATATGAAGTTTCTCTCTGTGACTCGTCCAACCAACTTTCAGGGTCTTGGTAAATCAAATCATTGTACATGTCCTCAGCATATCTTTGAACACTATCATCATCAATATAATTTTCAAGAAAACTTTTTGAGAAAAAATTTATACCCTCACTTTCAATAATTTGTTTGGCGTATTCCTCAGCAGACCACTTTAATTCTCTTTCATTACCTATTGCATATTGGCTATTGTCCCATGAAGTTTCAAAAATTTCCATATTACTATAGAATTCTTCATTTTTTGGGGTAATATCGTACACATCGTAATAATCATCAAACTCAGATAACTCTTCATCAATTTGTTCTAACTGTTGTTGTAAACTAGTCTTTAACCCTTGAGTGTCATTCTGTATTTCATCCTCAATTTGACTTTTTCTTAACTCAAGTTGTTTTTTTCTTTCTTTACCTTCTTCATCCAATGCATTTATCTCATTACTATACACCAAATGGTCAAATAAAGCATGTGCCATTAATCCTTCTTTGGGACAATCAGGTCCTAATTTCCACAGGTCCTTCTCTCTTCTTAATTCTGCACTGATATTATTTACTTCTGAACTCATTACAATTGATAAATATTAGGATATGTTTATATTTATAATCAATAAACCTTTAATTTAAATAAAGTCATGGGATGCGGTTGTAAAAACAAAAACAACACTAACACAAATCAGATTCAAGCGCCAGTGGTTAAACCCCAGGCTCAACCTGTTAATGAAAACATCAAAGATGCCATTAAAAGAACAGTAGAAAAGTATTACGTAAAGAAATAAACTAATCTGAGATGTTTTTTAGTGAAGGGTGGAGAAATCTACCCTTTTTTTGTATTTATAAAAATATGGCACTTATTGATTTAGCAATTAAAGATTTCAACGAGGGTGATTACGACCTAATTGAAACAGCATTTAATGGCGATATATTCTCATTCTTTAATTATGCTGATAAAAGAGGTAAATTTGATGAAATTATTGCCGATGATTATAATCACAACGATTATGAAAACGATTACACTCTGTGGGTTTCTAATAACAAACCAGAAATTTTCCGTAAACTTATTGAAGACAAATTATCCGATGTGAAATACATTGATGGTAAATGGTATTTTATAACATCTGATAGGGGAGATTTATCCAAACTTTATTGTGACAGTAGAGATATTAGTCGTGAAACAATAGAATCTATATTGTCAGGAGAATATGATAGTTCTGATTATTGGGATTCAGGAATAGATGTCTATGACAACGTAATTGATGATTTAAATGACCAAAACAAACAAACTTTAATTGAAAAATTATTAGAGGAATTGAAAGATGAAAGAATTACACCGTCAACAGATTTATTAGAAGAAATTGCATCGTCACAAGGTCATGATGAATATGTATCTTTAGATACTGAAACATTAAATAGAATAATAGATGATAAAGATTCTATAAAAGAAATCCTACCCGATGATTTAGACAGTGAGTTAATAAGTTTATATTGGAGTGCATATAATGCCGCATATGAAGATGAACTCTACAAATCTATTTGGGGTGAACTTGATTCTATATTTGAAGGTAATGGTGAATGGACTCAAACACCATCCCCTTTTGATAAAAATAAATTTATCCAAGCATTTAAAATACCTTTTATTAATTTGGAATCAATTGTAAAAGATTATCTTGAGGATAATCTTAGATATAGAGATAGAACCTTGGAGTATTGGGGTAACATCATTGATATAATAGATGATACTCATGAGTGTTTAAGAGTTAGAGTCCCTGAATATGCAGATTGGACTGATACTAAAGAAAATATTAATTCTCTTTACAACGATTACATTTCTTAAAGTAATCTTTTTTCTTTCGCCTTTACTACAAGTTTTTGAGCTCTGTCTTCAATTGAGTTAATAATAACTTCTTGCTCTTTTAAAGCTTCAATACACACGGCAATCATCTCTTTGTATTTCATGGTGTAGTGTTTTTCTTCACTACCAGATACAAGTTCAGGGAAATATGGTAAAACTTCTTGAGCAATAAAACCAATGTTTTTATGTCCAAGTTTTTCTTTATCATCCCAATTATAATAGAATTCAACACCACGAATTTTAATTAAATTTTCAAGTGCAGATTCAATAGGTTCAATGTTTGTCTTTAATCTAATGTCGGATGGTCCTGTAGGTCCTGTAGCACCTTGTGCACCCGTATTACCCGTGGCTCCTTGTGCTCCTGTAGCACCTTGAGCACCAAAAGTAGAACCTGCCTTTCCTTGAGCACCTGTAGGTCCTTGAGCACCACCTGCACCAGGTCCTTGAGCACCTGTTGCACCTTGGGAACCTGTAGGTGCGGTACCTGGAAAACCTTGAGCACCTTGAGCACCCGCACCTTCAGAAGGAAAACCTTGAGCACCTTGTGTACCAACCGCACCTTGAGCACCTTGTCCTCCTTGTGGTCCTTGAGCACCTTGTGGTCCTTGAGTTCCTTGTCCACCCGCAGCACCTGTTGAGCCACCTCCACCCTGAGAACCTTGTCCTCCTTGAGTACCCTGAGCACCTTGTCCTCCCTGAGCTCCTTGTGAACCTTGTCCTCCTTGAGTACCTTGAGCACCTTGACCTCCTTGAGAACCTTGTGAACCTTGAGCACCTGTAGAGCCACCTCCACCTTGCGAACCTTGTCCTCCCTGAGCTCCTTGTGAACCTGTAGCACCTCCACCACCAGCACCACCTTGCGAACCTTGTCCTCCTTGAGCTCCTTGTGAACCTGTTGCACCTCCACCGCCAGTTCCTCCTTGAGCACCTTGTCCTCCTGTTGGTCCTGTGGCACCTTTACCTCCTTGTGAACCTTGTCCTCCTTGTGAACCTTGTCCTCCTGTTGGTCCTGTGTCACCTTTACCTCCTTGTGAACCTTGTCCTCCTTGTGAACCTTGTCCTCCTGTAGACCCCTGAGCACCTTGAGCACCTTGTCCTCCTTGTGAACCTTGAGCACCTTTACCACCTTGAGAACCTTGAGAACCTGTAGCACCTCCACCACCAGTCCCACCTTGAGAACCTTGACCTCCTTGTGAACCTTGTGAACCTTGAGCACCTGTGGAACCACCTCCACCTTGAGAACCTTGACCTCCTTGTGAACCTTGAGCACCACCTCCACCTTGAGAACCTTGACCTCCTTGAGTTCCTTGTCCTCCTTGAGAACCTTGTCCTCCTTGTCCTCCTTGAGTACCTTGTGAACCTTGAGCACCCTGACTACCAACACCACCTATCGAACCTTGAGCTCCCTGACCACCTTGAGTACCTTGGAAACCTTGTCCTCCTTGAGCCCCTTGATTACCTGTTGCTCCTTGTGAACCGGTCGCTCCTTGGAAACCTTGTCCACCCTGAGCTCCTTGGGAACCAACCGCACCTTGAGAACCTTGTCCTCCTTGAGAACCTTGTCCTCCTTGTGAACCGACCGCTCCTTGCGAACCTTGCCCTCCTTGAACACCCTGAGCACCTTGTCCTCCTTGAGAACCTGTAGCACCTTGAGAACCCTGTCCTCCTTGAGTACCCTGAGCACCTTGTCCTCCTTGAGAACCTTGTGAACCAACCGCACCTTGTGAACCTTGAGCTCCCTGTACTCCTTGACCTCCTTGAGCACCTTGACCTCCTTGAGCACCTTGACCTCCTTGAGAACCTTGAACTCCTTGACCCCCTTGAGCTCCTTGTGAACCTATATTACCTTGAGTTCCTTGAGTTCCTTGAGCTCCTTGTCCTCCTTGAGAACCTACAGGACCTTGAGCACCTTGTCCTCCCTGAGTTCCCTGAACACCTTGACCTCCTTGAGAACCTTGTGAACCTATATTACCTTGAGCACCCTGTCCTCCTTGAGCACCCTGTCCTCCTTGAGAACCTTGTCCTCCTTGTCCTCCTTGAGTACCTTGTGAACCTTGAGCCCCTTGACCTCCTTGAGCCCCAAGTGAACCAAGACTACCTTGTGAACCTTGACCTCCTTGAGTACCCTGTCCTCCTTGAGCGCCAACAGCTCCTTGTGAACCTTGACCTCCTTGAGTACCTTGAGCACCTTGTCCTCCTTGAGCACCTTGAGCTCCAATAGAACCTTGAGCTCCAATAGCACCTTGCGAACCTTGTCCCCCTTGAGCACCTTGATTACCTGTTGCTCCTTGTGAACCAACCGCACCTTGAGCACCTTGTCCCCCTTGAGCACCTTGATTACCTGTTGCTCCTTGTGAACCAACCGCACCTTGTGAACCTTGTCCTCCCTGAGTACCTTGTGAACCTGTATTACCTTGAGCTCCAATAGGACCTTGAACACCCTGAGCGCCTTTAGCTCCTACATTACCTTGACTTCCTTGGCTTCCTTGACCTCCTTGAGCACCTTGACCTCCTTGAGCACCTTGCGAACCTACAGGACCTAAAAATCCTTGAGAACCTTGAGCGCCATCCGCACCTACCGAACCTTGAGCACCTATACTACCTTGAGAACCTTGAGCACCCTGAGCTCCTTGTCCTCCTTGAGAACCTTGTGAACCTATATTACCCTGAGAACCTTGAGCACCCTGAGCTCCTTGTCCCCCTTGTGAACCCTGTCCTCCCTGAGTACCTTGTGCTCCTTGAGTACCTTGTGAACCCTGTCCTCCCTGAGTACCTTGTGAACCTACACTACCAACAGCACCTTGTGAACCTTGTCCCCCTTGAGAACCCTGTCCTCCTTGAGTACCTTGTGAACCTTGAGGTCCTTTTCCACCTTGAGCACCTTGTCCTCCTTGAGAACCAACATTACCTGTTGCACCTTGTGAACCAACATTACCTTGAGCACCTTTACCACCTTGAGAACCCTGAGCTCCCGCAGCACCTTGAGAACCCTGAGCTCCCGCAGCACCCTGAGCTCCTGTTGGTCCGGTATTTGCTGTACCCGTCCAAAGAGCATTATTAACTACCGTACCTGCAGTTGTTGCAATAGTACTAAAAACATAAAGATTGTTAAAAAACAACCTAAATTTAGGTGAGGTATTAATAACTTTAAAATAAACAGTAGTACTGACTTTCCAATCAAGTACAGCACTGGAGTAAACCCAAGTTGCCTTAGTATTATTTGTATCATACAACTCAACAGTTGCACTACCTGGTAATATAATGATATCCTTAGCCACCTATTTTTGTACTTAAATCTTTAAGAAAATTATTCAACACTTCAACTCTTTTTTGGTTTTCAATTAATGCTGATACACCAACCGAAACCAATAGTTCATATTGTAAATTCTTATAACCATATTTATCTGTCCAAACTAAATCTGGATATTTTTCTTCAATTTCTTGAGCAATAAATCCAAGATTCGTACCTGTAATTAGATATCTGTACTCTGGTAAATAATCTGATAATTGAGGAATGTCCTCAACCCAATCAAATTTAACACCTCTCATGCTAACAATGTTTTGTCTAACGTTTGTGAGAGGTTTAATATTTGTTTTATATCTGGCATCTGACGGTGGTCCTTGAGCACCTGTGGCACCTTGAGCACCTTGTGGTCCTTTACCACCTTGAGCACCTGTACCTCCACTCGGTCCTTTTGCACCTTGAGAACCCTCAGCACCTTGAGCTCCGTTACCACTCGGTCCTTTTGTACCTTGAGCACCTTGTGAACCTTGTCCTCCTCCAGGTCCTTTTGGTCCTTGAGCACCTTGTGGGCCTGGCGTTGGTGGACCAATTGACCCTGCAGCACCTATAGTTCCTTGAGCTCCTGTATTTCCCGTGGAACCTGTATTTCCCGCAGCACCTTGAGCACCCTGAGTAGAACTCGCGCTACCTTGAGCACCTTGGGCTCCTTGAGCTCCTGTATTAGCACCCTGAGCACCTTGTGCTCCTTGAGTTGTACTATTAGCTCCCTGAGCACCTGTATTACCTTGAGCACCTGTTGCACCTTGAGTAGAACCTTGAGCTCCTTGAGCTCCTGTGGAACCTCCACCACCTTGTGAACCCTGAGCACCTGTAACACTACTTTGAGCTCCTTGAGCACCTTGTCCTCCTTGAGAACCTTGACCTCCTTGTGCACCTTGTACAGAACTTTGAGCTCCTTGAGCACCTTGTCCTCCTTGAGAACCTTGACCTCCTTGTGCACCTGTACTAGCCCCTTGAGCTCCTTGTGAACCCTGAGCACCTTGGGCACCTGTAGCACCTTGAGCTCCTGTACTAGCCCCTTGAGCACCTTGAGCTCCCTGAGCACCTTGGGCACCTGTAGCACCTTGAGCTCCTGTACTAGCCCCTTGAGCTCCTTGTGAACCCTGAGCACCTTGTTTACCCGTAGCTCCTTGGTCACCTTGAACCGAACTTTGAGCACCCTGAGCACCTTGTCCACCTTGAGCACCTTGACCACCTTGAGCACCTGTATTAGCACCTTGAGCTCCTTGTGCACCTGTTGAACCTCCACCACCTTGGGAACCCTGAGCACCTGTCACACTACTTTGAGCACCAGTACTTCCTTGTGAACCCTGAGCACCTGTACTTCCTTGAGCACCTGTAGGTCCTCCTTGAGCACCTTGTGCTCCTTGAGAACCTTGTTTACCAACAGCACCTTGAGCACCTGTAACTCCTCCTTGAGGACCTTGAGTACCTTGAGCACCTGTATTACCTGTAGCTCCTTGAGCGCCCGTATTACCTCCTTGAGCACCTGTACTACCTTGAGTACCTTGGGCTCCTTGAGCACCTTGGGCTCCTGTGTTAGCTCCTTGTGCCCCTTGTGCTCCTTGAGCTCCTTGAGCTCCTGTACTACCTTGAGCTCCTGTAACACCACCTTGAGCTCCTTGAGCACCTTGAGCTCCCGTATTACCTGTGGCACCTTGAGCTCCCGTGGTTCCACCTTGAGCTCCTTGAGCACCTTGAGCTCCCGTATTACCTGTGGCACCTTGAGCTCCCGTGGTTCCACCTTGAGCTCCTTGAGCTCCTTGTCCTCCTTGAGCACCTGTAACTCCCGTAGCACCCGCAGTACCTCCTTGAGCACCTATATTACCTTGGGCACCTGTATTACCTGTCGCACCTTGGGCACCCTGTACAGAACTTTGTGCACCTTGAGCTCCTTGAGCTCCTTGTGAACCTGTATTACCTTGAGCACCTTGAGAAGCTCCTTGAGCTCCTTGAGCTCCTTGAGCACCTGTATTACCTGTAGCACCTTGAGCACCTTGGACGGAACTTTGAGCTCCTTGAGCTCCTTGAGCTCCTTGAGCACCCGTACTACCTTGAGCACCTGTAACACCACCTTGAGCTCCTTGAGCACCTTGGGCACCTTGTTTACCTATAGCTCCTTGAGCACCTGTACTAGCACCTTGAGCTCCTTGGAATCCTTGAGCACCTTGAGCACCCGTACTACCTTGAGCACCTGTAACACCACCTTGAGCTCCTTGAGCACCTTGAGCACCCGTGTTTCCTGTAGCACCTTGAGCACCTGTGACACTACTTTGAGCACCCACAGAACCTTGAGCACCTTGGGCTCCTTGAGCCCCTTGAGCTCCTGTGTTAGCTCCCTGAGCACCTTGAGCTCCTTTAGGTCCTTGAGCACCTTGAGCACCTTGAGCACCTGTATTAGCACCCTGAGCACCTTGGGAACCTGTTGGTCCTTGAGCTCCCTGAGCTCCTTGAGCTCCCGTACTAGCACCTTGAGCTCCTTGAGCTCCTTGTCCACCTTGTGAACCTTGCCCACCTTGAGCACCAGGAGTATCATCCGTACTACCCTGAGTACCTTGGGCTCCTTGTGCACCTGTACTACCTTGAGCTCCTGTACTCGCACCTTGAGCTCCCTGAGCACCTGTTGGTCCTTGAGAACCTTGTGCACCTGTTGGTCCGATTACAATACTCGCAGTTCCTTGACTACCTTGGGCACCTTGGGCACCTGTATTACCTTGAGCACCCGTGCTAGCACCTTGAGCACCTTGGGCACCCTGAGCACCTTGGGCACCTGTATTACCTTGAGCACCTTGTGTGGAACTGTTAGCACCTTGAGTTCCTTGAGCACCTTGGGCACCCGTTTTTCCTTGAGCACCTTGGACTGAACTTTGAGCACCTTGAGTACCTTGTGCACCTTGAGCTCCCTGAGCACCTGTATTACCTTGAGCTCCCGTACTAGCGCCCTGTGCACCTTGAGCACCTTGTGTACCCTGAGCTCCTTGAGCACCTGTGTTAGCCCCTTGGGCTCCCTGTCCACCTTGTGTACCTTGAGCACCTTGTCCTCCCTGAGAACCTTGAGCCCCTTGTGCTCCTTGGGGTCCTTGTGTACCTTGAGCTCCTGTTGGTCCTTGTGTACCTTGAGCTCCTTGAGCTCCTTTAATATTGGCTTGTGAACCTATCCATTCTCCAAGGTAGTTAATAATCTGAACATATGTAGAACTACCATCCCACGCGTAAATACCTTCACCACTACTTAGGTCATTAACAGAAAAACCTTTAGAAGTGACTGCTTGAGTACCAATACTACCTACAGAAGAATCTGTGGATGATGAAAATGTTAAATCACCATTAGCATTAACTTTTTGAACCAACTGATTACCAGTGGCATCCTCATAAATAATAAAAGGTACACCACCTGAAAAGGTGTTACCTGAAGGGTATATTATAATATCATTAGCCATTAGTAATTCTCAATATATTCCTCTAACATAGTTAATCTTTCATCAACAGATGCAATGTTATTTTGATGTTCTTTAATACCTTCCACTAAATATGCATTAAGTTGCGGATAAAGGATATAGTAATATCCATTTTCTCTCATTCTTACCACTTCAGGGATGTGTTCTCTAACTTGTTGAGCAACAAATCCTAAAGAGTGTGTTTTGTTATTTTGAAGGTAATAATCATATTCAGGAGTATTTTCTGTCCAATCAAACTCAACAGGTTGTAACATCATCAATTTTGTTAATGAGCCCTCTAAAGTTATAACTTCATTTTTAAGTCTTAAATCTGAGAAACAACATACCAACGTACAAGTTACATCTACAGTGGCTTGATACTCCGCTATTACCAAATTAATAAGACTATCACAACCAGAACAGTCATCTATATCATAAACTTTATCATTTGAGGTACAGTTAGGCATCATCACATTCGAGTAAACATTTGGCATTCCCATCGGCGCTAGAAAATCACAATCTGGAAATAATCCAACAAAACCAACATCATAACACGCAGGTGCTGCTGGAGGCCCTGTCGCTCCTTGAGCACCTTGAGCTCCTTGAGGACCTTGTGTACCTGTTGCACCTTGGGCTCCTTGAAGACCTTGACCTCCTGTTTGTCCTTGAGCCCCTTGTGCACCAGGTGAACCAGGAATACCCGTACCACCTTGAGCCCCTTGAGCTCCTGTATTACCAACACTACCATTCACACCTTGAGCCCCTTGAGAACCTTGCGACGGCAATCCGTCAGGACCTTGAGCGCCTTGTCCTCCGGTAGCACCTTGAGCACCAGGACTAATTCCTGTACCTCCTTGAGAACCTTGTCCTCCTGTTGGTCCAAAACCTCCTTGAGCACCTTGAGCACCTGTACTACCTTGAGGTCCAAGATTACCAGTATTACCTGTAGGTCCTTTACCACCTTGAGCACCTTGTGAACCTGTGTCACCTCCACCACCTGTGGGACCAACCGCACCTACAGAACCTACACCACCTTGAGAACCCTGAGCACCCGTGGAACCTTGAGGTCCTATATTACCCGTAGCACCTGCATTACCTTGTGCTCCGGTATTACCTGTATTACCTTGAGGTCCTATATTACCCGTAGCACCTTGAGGTCCTTGTGCCCCGGTATTACCTGTATTACCTTGAGCTCCTGAATGACCTGTAGCGCCCTGAGCTCCTGTGGAACCTCCTCCACCAATAGCACCTTGTGCACCTGAATGACCTGTAGCACCCTGAGCTCCTGTGGAACCTCCTCCACCAATAGCACCTTGTGCACCGGTGTGTCCTTGAGCACCTGTGTTACCTTGTGAACCTACAGGTCCTGTAGCACCTGTCGGACCTATATTACCTTGAGCTCCCGTATTACCTTGAGCTCCCGTATTTCCTGTGGCACCTTGAGCACCTGTATGTCCTGTTGCACCGGCACCACCTTGAGAACCTTGAGCTCCTGTAGAACCCTGTGGTCCTATGGCACCTGTATTACCTTGAGCACCCGTGGAACCTTGAAGTCCTGTTGCACCTTGTGGTCCTACCGCTCCTTGAGCTCCTTCATTACCAAATACACCTGTAGGTCCTGTAGCACCTTGTGGTCCTATTGGTCCTTGAGCACCTGTTGAACCTTGAGAACCTTGTGGTCCCGTGGCTCCTTGAGGTCCAATAGACCCCGTACCACCCTGAGCACCTTGTGCACCTGTGTTTCCTGTTGCACCTTGAGCACCCGTGTTTCCTGTTGCACCCGTGTTTCCTGTTGCACCTTGTGGTCCCGTAGCACCTTGTGGTCCAATATTACCTTGAGCACCTGTTGAACCTTGAGAACCTGTTGGTCCTGTTGCACCTTGTGGTCCAATATTACCTTGAGCACCCGTTGAACCTTGAGAACCTTGTGGTCCGATGGCACCTTGTGGTCCGATATTACCTTGAGCACCCGTTGGTCCTTGAGCTCCTTGTGGACCTTTAGGTCCTTGTGGGCCAATTGACCCTTGGCTTCCTGTATTACCTTGAGAACCTGTTGGCCCTATATTTCCTGTCGGTCCAAGGTTACCTTGAGCACCGGTATTACCTTGAGCACCTTGTGGTCCTATATTACCTTGTGCACCTGTATTACCTTGAGCACCCGTTGAACCTTGAGAACCTGTTGGCCCTATATTCCCTGTGGGTCCAAGATTACCTTGAGCACCTATATTACCTTGAGCACCAACGTTACCTACATTACCTTGAAGTCCCACCGCTCCTTGAGCACCTTCATTACCAAATACACCGGTGTTACCAGTCGCTCCTTGAGCTCCTGTATTACCTTGAGCCCCTTGTGGTCCTTGAGCACCTTGTGGCCCCGTATTTCCTTGTGGTCCTAAAGCACCTTGAGCACCTGTATTACCTTGTGAACCCGTTGGTCCTGTAGCACCTGTTGGTCCTACAGCACCTTGTGCACCTATATTACCTTGTGCACCCGTATTACCCGTGGCTCCTTGTGCTCCTGTATGTCCCGTGTTACCTTGAGCCCCTTGTGCACCAGTATTACCCGTAGCTCCCTGAGCACCTGTATGTCCTGTATTACCTTGAGCCCCTTGAGCACCGGTATTACCCGTGGCTCCTTGAGCACCTGTATTACCCTGAGCACCTGTATTACCCTGAGCACCTGTATTACCCTGAGCACCTGGAGGACCAATAGGTCCTTGTGCACCTGTATTACCTTGTGCACCCGTATTACCCGTAGAACCTTGAGCTCCTGTATTGCCCGTAGAACCTTGTTTACCTTGAGCCCCTTGGTCTCCTTGAGCACCTTGGTTACCAATTTTACCTTGAGCACCTATAGCTCCTTGAGCACCTGTATTACCTGCAGCTCCTTGAGCACCTGTGTTACCTTGAGCACCTATGTTACCCTGTGCACCCGTTGGTCCTTGAGCTCCTGTAAGTCCTTGAGCTCCTTGAGCCCCGATATTACCCTGTGCACCCGTTGGTCCTACCGCACCTGTTGGCCCAATATTACCTGTTGCACCCTGTGCTCCGGTATTACCTTGAGCACCTGTATTTCCTACGGCTCCTTGAGCACCTGTATTACCAATGTTACCTTGAGCACCTGTATTACCCGTAGCTCCTTGAGCACCTGTGTGTCCTGTATTGCCTTGAGCACCTTGAGCACCAACGTTTCCTTGAGCACCTGTATTACCCACATTACCCTGAGCACCAATATTACCTGTATTACCCTGAGCACCAGTATTACCCGTAGCGCCTTGAGCTCCAACAATATTTGTAGTTGGACCTACCCATCCTTTAGTACCATTTAAAACTTGAACACCATTAACAGATAAATTATCCGTAACGTTAAGATTTCTAATAGTAAATTCGGTATCAGATAATTTGAATATTGTGTTAACTCCGACAATCCATTGGAAACTTGTTGTTGAACCACCTGTGGCAACCACACGACCTGTCATTGATGCTGTTCCACCATCAAAATAAAAATAAGGAACTGTTATACTTGAACCATCCCCCTCGGGATAAATAGTAATATTTTTAGGCATATTTGGATTTTATACTCTCTATAAATACAAGGAGTTTTAAAACAAATCAAGAAAAAACCATTAAAATAAAAAAGGATGGTCACCCATCCTTCAATTATTTTATTAAATGTTTTTTTACTATGTCTAATGCCTCGGTGAGCTCATTATAATCTCTTTCGGGAGCATATAAAAATGATTTACGTTTTTCACCACCATCTTTAATAATCATAAGTGCGGGTATGTAATCATTTTCAGTCGCTTCAACAAACAAATTATATTCATCAGAGTATTTGTCAATGTCTCGGTCAATGAATCTAATTTTGTTTTCTTTGAGCATGTCCTTAAACTCCGTGCAGAAAGGACATCCCTTCATAGTATAAACAACAACCGTGGTCATTAATACTGTTCCATAAGTTCCATTATCTGTTGTTGTGTCAAAACTCCTGAATTGGTTTTAACTACTTCACCATCTTTGAAAATTTTTACTGTAGGTACAGAACGGATTCCCATCTCTGATGTTAGTTCACGGTCTGAATCCACATCATATTTGAACATCTCCATTGGGAGTTCTTGACCACTGTCTGCAAGTTTTTGCATATTTCCCATTAATACTTTACACGGCCCACACCAAGTGGCATACATGTCCAAAAAGAAAGTCTCTTTGTTTGAAATCTTTTCTCTAATCTCTTCTGCTGTAAGTTGTTTCATAATTTTAAATATTTGTATTTTTTTTAGTTGTTAGACTTTTAATAAAGAAGTTTACGTCTGTTGTTTGTTCAGGATAAAAATAAATATCCATAGTATATGTTGGACCCCCACCTCTTTCGTAATGTAATATAAATCCGTTGATGGTCTTGTAAACAATCTCACGATATTCCTCTGAAGTGTGAACCTTATCAAAATAAAGACAGGTAATTTTACCACTGTCTGTATTTGGTAAACCACAATCTATACTTCTTATTACCGAAAATATTTTACCGGTAGACTCTTCAATTTTTCGTACAACGAAATGGTGTTTTGGAAACATAGTTTTAAAGTTAAATTAAAAAATCAAAAAATGAAGATGAATTTCTATCCATTTCAAAACCATTATCATCTACCCACTTAAACCCAAAACCATTCTCATTTGGTTTTAATTTATACTGATATGTTTTTGATTTGGTTTCTTTTTTCAAACCCATAATAAAAACAAATTTACGGAGGTTTTTGTTTACCATGTCATCCACAAAGTTTAAGGCTTCGTTCCAACACTCATCCAAGTTCTTATTGTATTTTGCCAAGTATTGAACTCTTTTCATAAGATATTTTCCATGAGTTATTGAAACTTCGTATTCTACCGTAGCCCTTTCATCACCTTTTCTTAATGATAATACAAAAGAAGATGTTTTATCAACATACCCTCTGACGCAGTTATATTGATGAGAACTCTCCTCATTGAAATCGTCAGTAGTTAATAATACTTTAGGGTGATACTTCTCACCGTTAATTTCAAACGATTTGAATTCATTTAAAAATCCATCAGAATAGATTCGTGTGAATTTACCAATAACATAAGATTGTTTCAGTTCAGACAAAAATTGATGTTCTTGTGAAAAGTCAACAATGTTTTTACTTTCCCATTTTACATCTTCACCAACTTCTTTGAGGTAGTTCAATAATTTGATATGGTCAACAAAGGTACTGAAAGATGTCTTACTCCATATAAATTTTTTAAACATATCAAAACACCTTTTCTTTTCACCAATTGACCAGTTAGAAATACTGATATTTGTTTCACTACTGCTAATCTGGTGTTGATTATTAAATAATTCCGTTAATAATTCATCGTCCTGATGAATCCATTCGGTACCAAATAAATTTATAGCAATTCTATACCAACCCAAATTTACAAATGATATTTTATGTAGAACTTTTTTAACTTTATCACCTTTAAGATTATTACGGAGCATAAAGGCATCCACATACTTCATCTTTGTTTTCTTAAACTCCTTCATCGTTGGTAGGAAATCAAGTTTTCCGTGACCCGAGGTAAACAAATTTACATTGTTAGGGTATTTTATACCCTTTTTTGTCAGATAAAAAATATACAACAAATGAATGGGACTGGATGGTAAGAAAGTTCTACTTTCCATATGGGTAATCATTTCATACTTGAATATGTTTAACAAGTAATCAATATATTCATTTCTTTCATCTTTATCTTTAATATAAGGAAAAAAGAAATCCGAAAGAATACCAGGTAAAAAAGAGACTGTTGCATCGTAAAAACAATTTCTTCTTATATGTTTAGTTCGTTTTATTTTGTTTTGGTAGTTCAATAACTTTCCTTGGTAGAAATCACCTGTAACCAAATTTACAGTAATAAACCACATGTGTTTCTTTTCCTTAAAATAAGATGTACCCCTTGTTCGGGTTTTGAATTTTTCATACATCTTAATGGATAACTTATCACCCACTCTTTCAATATAAAAAGTCTTCGTATGACAACTCACACTCGCCATAGGGTCGGCAAAGTGTTTTACATACATCTCCTCGTCGTCATTATATTCTTGAGCCGTTCTGAATAACAGCTTTCCATCCTTACCATAACGTTTTGACGATATCGGATATGTATTGGATTCTTGGTGTAACCCAACCCAATATGTTTTACGTAAATCTGAAAAAATAACTTTTCTATCCATCTTAAAAAAGTGCCATATCCAACACCTAACAAAGATAATGAAAAAAATTAAATGAAAAACTTAGTTTAGAAAAATATTTCCGAATTTTGTTTCAAGTATGAATGACTCAATTTTTGATTTCTTCTTAGAACCACCATTAATCATCACACAAATGTCAATAAGTTGTTTTTGAGTAAGGGATATTTCTTTACCTTCTTCAGCGTTGGAATCTGCAACCTCCCTAACCTTTTCATAAAAATCATCCTTTAGATTCAAAGGAATAAGATTTGCCAAGTCATCAGGGTTCTGATTGAAGAACCTTTTGAATTCTGATAAATAGATTTGAACATCGACGTTCATAGTAAAAAATCAATTATAAAGTTTCATCATCTTGTGAGAACTTGTCCCACATACCCGTTTCCATTTCAGACCAACCATTAGCTTCCAATGACTTAGGAGCCGATGATACCCCAGTATTCTTAAAGTTGATAAATTCCAAACTTTCCATAGTCGCCAAACATTCAGGTAAACTTGTCAATTTAGGGTTATCCATAACACCCAAAATGTTTAACTTACTTAACTGACAAACATAATCGGGTATAGAATCAACACAATTTACTAACACTAAATGTTTAAGGTTTTGAAATCTTGTAATTGAAGATGGAATGTTAATGATAGCGTCACTGTCTCTATTTTTAATTTTAATTTGTTCCAAAGTTTCAGGTAAAGAATTAAATAGTTCTTCTAATCCAAAAATACTCACAAATTTACCAACTATACCGGAATTAAAACCGTCAATCTTTAGGTCCCTACCCGAACCAACAACTAAAGATTTTGCAAATTCAGGCTTAAAAAATTCTTTAAGTTCAGGATTTTCTTTGAAGAAAGAATGTAAATTAATTTGGTCATCATCAGCATCCATAAATTGTTGGTCAGGAAAATGGAATTGGTATCTTTCCCCTGAAAGTCCACTTACTCTACCAACTTCATCTCCGAAACCACCAAAAATTCTTGGTTGGTTAGGAATAATAACAAAAAGTGGACCTTTACTAATATAATATTTAAAATTTCTATCATAACCCGGAGATGATGTGCACCAATCTGTTTCACCCTGACCAGGTCCTAACATATTTCCGCCATAATAACATGCGGCATCTCGACCTAATTCATCACCACGTGAAATTTTAACGATAGTCCACTTCGGTCCTCTATAAACAACATCAGCACCAGGATGTTCATATGTTCTTGAGGCGACTTTCTTTTCATCTCTTGTGGCTTTTTCTTTCTCTAAAGAAAAACTTGAGACTAAGTTTTCTAATGTATCTATAGATAACTTATCAATATTCCTAAATTCAACATCTAATCTATTTTTGAACCTATCAAACTTCCTCAAATTTTGTGTAACCTTTATTAAGTCCTCCCAAAATAATCGTTTAGTCTTTTTTAATTGTTCTTTATACAATTTACTATTTGGTTCAATAATTTGACCATCTTCATCTGTAGGTTTAAGGTTAAGATATTGTTTAATAATCCATTGAACATACGGACCCGTTTTTTTAAAACTTGACCAATCACCATCAAAATTGTCAATGTCAACACCTTCTTCAACTTTAGTCAAGGGGTCTGCCACGGCAAGTGCAAAAAGTTCTTCCGCTGTTAATAAAGATTCCTTTCCTTTTATGGGTTTCAAAAATTTATTAGATAAAACGTCTATTCTTGCATCTTCAAGAATAACGTTTTTTAAAATTTCATAGAATTTCATAAAATTGAAAGTTTACATTAATAAATAGTCAGATAAAACTAATCTAATTATTATACTTCATCATCTTGTGAGAACTTATCCCACATACCAGTTTCCATTTCAGACCAACCATTAGATTCTAATGACTTTGGTGCGGATGCTCCTGTGTCCTTGAAGTTAATGAATTCCAAGTTTTCCATTGTTCCTAAACATTCAGGTAAACTTGTTAGTTGAGGGTTACTCATAACACCTAAAATATTCAAGTTGTTCAACTGACAAATATAATCAGGTACATTATTAATACAATTTACCAACACCAAGTGTTTAAGATTTTTGAACCTTGTAATTGAAGGTGGAATATTAATGATTGTACCAGCGTTGTCTCTATTTTTAATTTTGATTTGTTCCAAACTATCAGGTAATGAATTAAACAATTCTTCTAACCCATAAAGACCAACAAATTTACCAACAGAACCTGAACCAAAACCATCAATCTTCAAATCTTTACCAGAACCTGCCGTCAAACCTTTTGCAAATTCAGGTTTGAAGTATTGTTTAAGTTCCGCCATAGGACCGTTCAATAAGTCCACCAAATTAACACTTCTATCATCTTTATCCATGAATTGATTAGAAGGGAAGTGGAATTGATACCTTTCAATAGGTAATCCTGTTTGTGGTGATATCTTAGGGTCGTTTGGATTATACACAACATATAAAGGTCCATCCTTGATGTAGTTGTTAAACCAACTCAAACCAGGTGCGGAAGTACACCATCTTGTCTCTTGTTGATTACCACCATAGAAACATGCAGCTTCTTTACCTCTTTCACCTTTATCTTCAATTTTTACGACTTTCCATGTCTCACCATCATAACTTGAGTCAGCACCAGGGTGAACAGGAAGACTCTTTCTCTCAGCCTTTGTTGTTGTCGCCAACGTTAAATCAAAGTCCTTAACTGCATCATATAATGCATCTGTACTTAATTTATTAATATCTCTCTGTTCAACAGGAAGTCTACCCTTGAATCTATTAAACTTTTTCAAGTCATCCGTAACCTTATAAAGGTCTTCCATGAAACGGTCTTTCATGACCTTCACTTCTTGGTCATATCCATAATCACCAAATGCACGTTCTGTTGTTGGATTTAAATATTGTTTGATTAACCATGGTGTGTATTCACCAACTTTAACCTTTTCCAAGTCTTCTTTAGTTGCATTGTCCAAATCAACATTATTCAACCTTGATGTTGGGTCGGCATTAATAAGTTTGTAAAGCTCCTCTTTTTTCATTTTTGGAGCAATAACCTTTTCCCCTTTTTTCTTTGGTTTTACAAATTTGTCCATCAAGACTTCAAATCTTGATTGTTCTAAAATAATCTCCTTTAATACAGACGTGAATTTCATCTTTATATGTTTATCTATAAATACACAATAACTCAAGAAATATTAATAATTCATTATCAATAACTCTTCCCCCATGTTTTGGGTCTTACCTTTCTTAGCGGCAGCTGCTTTAACAAACTCTTTTTTAACCCATCTATATTGGTCTTCAGGAAACCACTGATGTAGTAATTCAAAATCATAATACGATAACGAAAACTTACCCGTCACATTATGTAATACGTTTGCAAGTCGTTCATGGTCCTCACGGTCAAAGTCATGATTTGAATAATAGTTCTCAGTCTTCCAATATGGTGGGTCCAAATAAATGTAGGTAGTTGGTGAATCATACTTAGTAATCACATCTGCAAAGTCCATGTTTTCAAAGTTAGTTATTCTAATAAACTTATCCAACCATTTTGGGTTGATTAGTTTGTCACGGAAGGTAAGATATTTGGACTTGTATTTACCCTTTAGGTCAATATAAGAACTTGATTCAGGTTTGGAACCACTAAAGACCTGAGTTAGAATATATGCATACTGTGCCGCTATCATATAATCAGGTGTCTTCAATTTTAAATCACTACTAAAAAGTGTTTGTTGGTAGTTCTTGAATAAAATTGGGTATAATTCAGGTGTTTTTTCAATACCAAATTCCTGACAGGGTATTGAGTTTATTGCCTTGAGTAGTTCTGTTGGGTTTTGAAGACAGTTAAATAGATTATGATTTAGTGGATTAAAATCATTATACACCACTGTCTTAAGATTTGGAAACTTACTCAAATCCATATTATAAAAACACCAAAACATTCCTCCGAATGTTTCTACATAGGTTTCCATGTCCTGTGGGTACTCCCCAACAATCCATTTACCTATCTTACTTTTTCCACCAATATATGATAACATATTTTAAAATATAAGAGATTTATTACTTTAATACAAATGTAGGTCATAATCACAACAAAGCAAGTTTCCAATGTTAAATTTTTCATCTGACTTGTCTTATGTGTGGTAAATGTTATATTTATGTTAAGAGAGTGTTAACACTTTCCATAAACCACAAACAATATTTACATATGAAAAAGTTATTTTTGGTTTTGATGATGGGATTAATTATGTTACCATCATTCGCTCAGGACGGGAAAGGAAAGAAGAAACACAGAAGAAACAACAATACAGAAGTTGTATCAGAAGTGCGACCAATTCACAGAGAACGTTGGGTTGAAAAAGATGGTGATAATTACGTGATAGTTTCACGAACAACCATTACTAAATCGGATTATTTAAAGATAAGAAACGCTCCAAGGTAATTACTTGTAGCAATTCTTGTAGGGTCTACAAGAAGCTTTTTGACTAAACCCCATGGAACCACATGGGGTTTTTTCACAATATGACTTATCATACTTTCTTGGTTTCTTGAACTTACTTTCTTCTTTAAGTTCATCACCAGACTTATAATTTTTAATATCTGTAGCAATTTCAATTACGGTTGAATATAACATCTTAAGGAATTCCCCCCACATTTCAGGGTTATTTGCCTTGAGAAGCATTAAAACTTGAATTACATGTGGTAACTCCTCACCTAAAGATTCTGATGAAATATCTAACAGAACATTTTTAGCAGTCTCGTCAGCTTCACCTTCAACAGCAAAATATTTCACTAAAGATTTTAAACTGTTCAATATTTCTTCCTTTGTTTTAACACCTAAAAGACTTTTATACTCATTGACAATCCCTTCTAAAATTTCGTTGGTGTATGCCCTGAATTCAAAGTCGTGCCCCCAATATTCATCACTACCAGCACTTTTATATTTCTCTATTTGTTTAGGGTTTAAATAAAGAGTTGTGTTCAAATCAATCATGTGTTGAATTTCGTGATAGATTACATTGTATAGGGACTTCTTATTTGGTATTAAAACTTTATCAGGATTGACAATCATAAAAAGATTATCCAAAGAACGTGGTTTGGTTTGGTCTTGTTGGAAAACAGCACCCTGTTCACTAAAGTCACTTAAATAATATACCGGTATATCAAACTCAGCACCTGATGGGTCATTGACATAAATCGTACCTTTCAACGGATTTTCATCATCCAAGTCTTCATAGTCTTTCCAAATAACATCAATAACATTTTTGATGTCGGATATGGTTCTTTGATTTAACTTAACTCTTTTGGAACCCTCGTTGATTGTTTTCATACAATCATAAATACCCTCAATTAGATTTCAAATCAGATTTGTTGAACTTAACTCTTAATTTAACATACATATCCCCTGTTGGATAACCTTTCCCTTTAAGTCTTAAAGGTTTGTTTGTATCAAATTCATTTGGTGACGGAATTTTAATATCACCATCAGGGTGTGGGATATGATATACATCATTTTTAAGCTCATCATAATTGAACTCTAAATTATAAATCAAATCATTACCCATCTTTTGAAACTCTTTTGTATTGTCCATAACCACTTGAATTATCAAATCACCATAGAAACCATATGAGAAATCACCCTTTTGAGAAATGCGTAGGAACTGCCCATCATCAACATTCTTTGGGATAGTAATTTTTATGGTTTCAAATTTTGGTTTGGTACCTACACCACTACATGAATTACAATATTTTGTTAGAATTGAACCTGTTGCGCCACAGTGTCCACATCCACGTCTAACAACTTGTTGTAAGAATCCTGAACCCATGACTTGAGTAGTGAATCCTTGACCTTGACAGTGATGACAAGTGACTCTATCACCACCATTACCCCCACAATCACCACACGGATGGTTTCGTTGGAAGTTTAAGTCTTTATCCATACCCTTATATGAATCTATCGGTGTGACGTTTAGTTTGACAATCTTATCGGCATTTTTTCTCGGACCTTGTGGTCTTTGACCCCCACTAAACATGTTTTTAAAGAAATCCTCAAATTCAGTTCCATTAAATGGGTTGTTTTTTTGGCTTAAGTAGTTATTCTTTTTAGTGGGGTCTGAAAGAACGTCGTAGGCTTCGGCTATTTCACGAAATTTTTCACCACCCTCAGGATTAACATCAGGATGGTATTGTTTAGACAATTTTCTATAAGCACGTTTAAGTTCTTCATCAGTGGCATTTTCCTGTACGCCTAATATTTCATAGTAATCTTTCATGTTAGTAAATCCAAAGTATCAAATAGTTCTTTTCAAAGATAAGGTTAAAAAAAAGATAATAAAGAAGTTTAACAATTTCAAAAATTGTGAAAACTTTTTTAATTTATTAATGGAAGAATCTGACAAAGTTATCTTCCCAAAACAAATTGAAGGTACTGTTGAATGTAAATTTGAATTGGGTATCCTACAAGATGGTTACAAGTCTGATATTCCACAATACACCACCGATGAATTTGGTAGAAATGTTAAAATACAATTGATTGATAATAAATGGGGACTAATTAAGGTGTCCGTATACAATCAAGAAGAAACGATTTACGACATTAAAAACAAAAAGAAGGTTACAGTAGCTCAATTAATTTCAAAACATCTAAATGGTGACGGTCTAAAAATGATTAACTCACTACACAATAAAGTTATCATACAAAAAGATGATAATTTTTCAGTATTCACAACTAAGTCACCATCTGAGACATCAAGATTACTTGATTGTCTTACCGAACACTTTATAAATTCGCAAAAGAAAGACTGTCTTATTGTAAAAGACACATCAACGGCTCAGAAAAAATACTTAATAGATTTTTTAAATAGTAATGGGTTTGATAAAAAACTACTTTACAGACAATACACTACTTTTCCTCGGTAGGTTCCTCAGGAGCTTCTTCAGAAACTTCCTTAGGAGTTTCCTCAACCTCTTTTTTCAACATGAAGTAAAACTCAACACCTGAGATATCAATCAAGAACTGTTTGTGATGTCTATCAATCTCCCTGAAATGACCTATGATTTTGTCGTATTCAGGTTTATCTAATTCAAAAACCATCATCCTATCATAATTTGGGAATAGGTCATTGATTGCGTCAGATAACAACGCTAATTTTTCTAATTCCCCCAAAGGAGCTTCTGTATTCTTTTCCATATTGAATTTTTCGGTTTTTGAAATAAATCAGTTTTTTTCATTTGAATGAGTTGTTGAGTAAATCTTTCCTTTTCCCTCATCAACTCAGCTTGGTCTTTTTGTTTTTCCTTATTCAGCCAGTCCAATAGTCTCTCCCTGTGGTTCATCTGTCTCAACATTTAAATTCGCAGTTTCATCAAAACCAATTGAAAGATTTTGTAAATGTTTTAAATCAGTTTTTTCAAACGTCTTTTTTAACTCTGCAACTACATTATGAAATAGTCTTTCTTTTTCTTCCCTTTCTCGGTTCAACTTAATCACCTTGAGAATCATCTCAACGTTTTTCTGAACAGTCTTTTCATCAAACTCACAAACAAAACTCATTCCTCTCCAACCTTCTTCCTTATAATCAAAAGGAACTACTT